CCCAAAAAAATCTCCGGGGGGATATTTTTCCGGGGAGGGTTTTGGAAGAATGGCGTGCGATATTTGGTTTGTGGGCTTAGAGTCTATATAATAGGAAGAAAATTTTCGCAACATGAACTTTTCCTCTTCGTTTTTGTGTCGATGGAGGTGGCCTATGGCTAACAACTATGACCAGATCATTACAAAGACGCTGACCAAGATTTCGGAGACTGGCGAAGTGAACGCCTCCGATATTTTGGTACTGAAGTTTTGCACGAAGGAAAAGAAACGAGAGGCTGCGGTATCGCCCCTGAAGAAAATTCTCGGGGGTATGACCGATACGATCGGCACCATTCGGACGCTCTTTGGAGGTGAAGAATGATGAACATGGGCGGAGGATATTTTCAGAACCCTTATGGCCGGCCGATGAAGAGCCCGGAGCAATTGCAGGCCGAGCTCAACAACTCATTGGCAAACTATCAGAATCTCTTTCAGATGGCTCAGGGGTATCAGCAGCCCTGCCAGCAGCAAGCACCGCCCGGCCGGAAAAGCGGAGAGTATGTGGAGGTGCTCAATGACAAAGAGATGGAAGATGCGCCGGTGCGCCTGGACGGTACGCCGACGCTTTTTATTAACTTTGGGAACGGGACGCTCTGGTCCAAGCGGTACGTGAACGGGAAGCCTGTGGTAAAGGGCTTCTCTATTGCCCCGCTGTTCCCGGAGAGCAAAGAAGAAGCACCAAAGATTAACTACGTGGATGAGCTTTCAAAAGAAACTCCCTCTAAAGAGACGGATAGTATGGCCGAAGTTGTGGCCTTGCTGAAAGAACTGCTTAGAAAGGGTGACGAAAGTGGATCTAACCAGGCTAATCCAGATCGGAAACGCGATAACGAATCCGAAGGAAGCGCAGGGGATGGCGCTCAATCTTCTTGCTAAGAAATCTCCCGAAACGGCCGAAATGCTATCCGGCATGATTCGGCGCGGAGAAAACCCGGCGGAAGCGATGAAACGATTCGCTTCTGAAGGGAAAATCAACAAAGGACAGCTTGAAGAACTAAGGTCCATCTATAAAATGGTGTGCAGGATGGGTCTGAAGAGCTTCAAGGTTCCTGATTCGGCATGGGAAGAAGCCGAGGCTGCCTTAACGGGCGGAATAAAGCAGGATAACCTCTCTGACTGGTTTTAAGCGATAGGGTGGCCAACTATCGCTTGGAATAAATAAATTTGTTGGGAGGACAAACATATGGCAATCGATGCGAGCGACCTGCTTATGACGAAGATGATGGAGGACGACCGTGACACCGGATGGGGTGGAAGCGGTTTCCTGTGGGTCATCCTGATTTTCCTGTTCTTCCTGGCGTTCTCCGGGAACGGCTTGTTCGGCAACCGCGGGGCTATGGCCGCGCAGCAGGTTGTTACGAACGATCTGTCTCAGGTGGAGCGCGACATTCTCTCCGGCAACTGCGCGACGCAGAAAGAAGTACTGCAGAATCGTTACGACAACGCGCTGGCGTTCCAGCAGTTGAGTACTCAGATGGGCAACTGCTGCTGTGATCTCAAAACGACGATTATCGAACAAAATCAGCTTACTCGCGATCTGATTCAGGGTCAGTACATCGATGAACTGCGCACCTCTTTGAGCGACGCAAAGACCGCGCTGAACAACTACAACCAGAACCAGTATATTCTTGGCCAGCTCGGCAGCTGGTACAGCAATCCCTCTGTAAACCCCTACACCTGCTACAACCAGAACCGCTGTGGCAACTGCAACGGCAGTTACGGCAACACCTGCGGAAACTGATTGTGAGGAGGGGATTCGTATGGCTTGCGGGAATTGTGGCTGCGGTGGCTACTATGTAGCCGTGAATACCGCGTCTCAGCCCTTTGTGGCTGCCGGGACGAATCTGAATCCAGGAGCTCGTGCAAGCGCCGGTGGATGCGGGCTTGCCCTTTTGGCTACCGGGATCCAGATTAACAATGCTGGTACCAGGCTTTACGAAGCGGAATCCACTGTGACATTCACCCCAAGTGCTGCGGGCACTGTAACGCTTCAGATGTATCTGAATGGTGCAGCCCTTCCCTGTACGCTCCGTCAGATGACGGTTGCGGCAGACACTGAATACACGCTTACGACCCATGCCGCCGCTTTCCTGAGCGGCAGCTGCGCTATGATTAAGCCGGTTGTAAGCGTTGTGATCGGCGGCGTCGCAGGCACGGTAAACTGGATGTCCGAGAGCGTAAAGACCTAAAAATTGACTGAAAGGAGGCGGTATAAATGCCGATTAGCAGAAAACAGGCATCGTGTGATGTGAATAAAAAGCTCGGTCGTCCGGCACTTACCCCGAAAACTCGGGAGGATCAATTGATCGCGCTGGCGACAGATGTAGCGGAGCGGAAGCTGCGAGACGGCACCGCCTCCTCTCAGTTGATTACGCACTATCTGCGCATTGCGGCTGAAAGAGAACGCAATGCGATTGAAAATGAGATGCTCAAAAAGAAGAAGGAGCTCATGGACGCCAAGATTGAGAGCCTGAAGTCCGAGCGCCGGATTGAGGAGCTATATTTGAACGCCGTGGAGGCGATGCGCACGTATACGGGGCATGGCGGCGGTGAGGAGATAGAGGATGATGATCCGGAACTATACTGAGCTATGCCAAATCTCCGATTACGAGGCGCGGTATCGATATTTGAAGCTGCGCGGACGGATTGGGGATGAGACGTTTGGGTTTGATCGGATATTTAACCAGATGTTCTACCGGTCCGGTGAGTGGCAGCGGGTCCGCAGGGATATTATTGTTCGGGATTGCGGCTGCGATATGGGAGTTGCAGGACACGAGATTGGCGGTCGGATTGTGATTCATCACATGAACCCGATTGGCATAGATGACATACGGAACAGCACGGAATACTTGCTGAATCCGGAATATTTGATTTGCGTGAGTGAAAACACACACAAGGCAATCCATTACGGCGATGAAAGCCTCATTGACCACCCGCTGATAGAGCGGAGGCCAAATGACACTTGCCCTTGGAAGAGGGCCTGAAGGAGAGAATTCTATGGACGGTATCTTAGTGTCTATCAAGAAATTGATTGGGATCGAAGAAGGATACACGCACTTTGATCCGGACGTAATCATGCATATTAACACGTACATTGCGACGCTGACGCAGATTGGCGTTGGGCCCAAGGAGGGCTTTAGGGTTACGGGCACGGGCGAAACCTGGCAGGACTTTATGGGCGACGACCTGCGGCTCGAATCGGTGAAGACGTATATTTATCTGAAATGCAAGCTGGTGTTTGACTGCCCGGCGAGCCCCACGATTGTGGAGGCAATGAAGGCCTCGGCGGCGGAGATTGAATGGCGGCTGAATATGACGGCGGAAACCAAGGAGGAATGATGCGATGAGCGAACAAGAGTACCTTGCCCATCATGGCATAAAGGGCATGAAATGGGGCATTCGCCGAACCCCGGAGCAGCTGGGGCATCCACGTTCCCAAAAGAAGGCGAAGAGCATTTGGAAGAAAAGCGCGGAGACGCTGAGCGGTGCCCGGAAATCCCGGAAGCAAAAGAAGCTTGAGGCGAAGCTGGCAAAGCAGCGCAAGAAGGAAGAAACCGGATACGAAAAGTACTCCGACGAACAGCTTAGAAAGATGACGGACCGGCTGAACCTGGAAAAGAATTACAAAAACGTTTATGCCGAAATGCATCCGGATAAGCTAAAGCGGGTAAAACGGGTTCTCGGCGATCTTGCGGAAAACGCCGCTCGGACGATTGGTCAGAAGGCCATCAGCGCTGCTGTCGAGAAAGCGTTCAATAAAAAGACAGCAGAAACTACAAATATGAAATACGAAGACCTCTCGAAACTAAGTGATGCAGAAATGGAGAAAGTCGCGAAGAGAGCCGAGTGGGAGAATAAATATTACTCCTACCAAGACTCAAGGAAGAAAAAGAAGGGCGGAAGCTAATCATGCCCCTCTCTAATACAGCGACTCCGAAGTACTACGGGCAGTTTCGGGATGCGGTGCTGCGCGGAGAGATCCCCATTTGCAAAGAGATTGAAATGGAGATGCACCGGATTGACGAGCTGATTGCAGATCCCGGCGTTTACTACGATCCCGATGCGATTAACGGGTTTGTGGCTTATTGTGAGAATGAACTGACCTTAACGGACGGTGCGGACTTGAAGCTATTGGACTCGTTTAAGCTATGGGCCGAGGAGATTTTCGGCTGGTATTACTTTGTAGAACGGAAGGTGTTTGTTCCCGGCAGAGACGGAGAAGGCGGGCACTATGTAAATCGTCGGTTCAAGAAACGGTTGATTAACAAGCAGTATCTGATTGTGGCACGCGGCGCTGCAAAGTCCATGTACGCTTCGTGCCTGCAAAGCTTTTTCCTGAATGCAGATACAAGCACGACGCATCAGATCACCACGGCTCCGACAATGAAACAGGCAGAAGAGGTTCTTTCGCCCATGCGAACGTCTATCGTTCGGGCGAGGGGACCTCTTTTTAAGTTTCTGACGGACGGCTCAATTAACAACACGACCGGCTCCAAGGCCAAGCGCGCCAAGCTTCAGTCCACGAAGAAGGGTATTGAAAACTTCATGACCGGTTCGCTGCTTGAGGTGCGCCCTATGAGTATTAACAAGCTCCAGGGCCTGAATGTGAAGATGAGCACAGTGGACGAATGGCTGTCCGGAGACATCCGAGAGGATGTTGTAGGCTGCATTGAGCAAGGCGCAAGCAAGGTGGAGGATTATCTGATTGTGGCGATCAGCTCGGAGGGTACTGTGCGCAACGGAGCGGGGGATACCGTCAAAATGGAGCTGATGGACATCCTGAAGGGCGAGTACGAGAACAAGCACGTATCGATTTGGTACTACAAATTGGACAGCGTGGACGAGGTATCCGACCCGAACAAATGGATGAAGGCGAATCCGAACATCGGGAAGACGGTAAGCTACGAGACCTATCAATTGGATGTGGAGCGCGCCGAAAAGGTGCCGGCTGTCCGAAACGATATTTTGGCCAAGCGCTTTGGCCTTCCGATGGAGGGCTTTACGTATTTCTTCACTTATGATGAAATTCAGCGCCATCACAAACGGGACTTTTGGGAGATGCCGTGCGCTGTTGGCGCAGACCTTTCGCAGGGCGACGACTTCTGCGCGTTTACGTTCCTGTTTCCGCTGGGCGACGAGCGATTTGGCGTGAAAACCAGGAACTACATCACAGAAAGGACGCTGAACAAGCTTCAGCTGGCGACACGTCTCAAGTACAACGATTTCATGGACGAGGGAAGCCTGATGGTGATGGACGGTACGGTGCTTGACATGATGCAGGTATATGAGGACGTGGACAACTACATTGCGGAGTGCAAGTATGACGTGCGATGCATTGGCTACGACCCATACAACGCGAAGGAATTCATCGAGCGCTGGCAGACGGAGAACGGGCCGTTTGGCATCGAAAAGGTGATTCAGGGCGTAAAGACCGAATCGGTCCCACTGGGCGAGCTCAAGAAGCTTGCGGAGCAGCGGCTATTGCTGTTTGACCAGCAGCTGATGGAATTTGCGATGGGCAACTCCATCGTGCTGGAGGATACGAATGGCAATCGAAAGCTCTATAAGAAACGAAATGAAGAAAAGATCGACGCTGTGGCGGCCTTGATGGACGCTTACGTGGCGTACAAGCTGAACAGGGAGGCTTTTGACTAATGGGAGAATGGGTGCGATTGCCAGATGAAATGTACCATCATGGCATCAAGGGACAAAAGTGGGGGCAAAGGCACTTTCAGAATTTAGATGGAAGCCTCACCCCTGCCGGACGAGAACGGTACGGGCAGCTTCTCAAAAAATATTCATCCAAGAAGTCTGGACTGTCAGCTAAGAGAAAGAAGCTTAATTCCAACTTGGATGAACAGCTTAGCCGGAATCGACTGAATGTAAAAAAAGATCAGCAAGCTCTCTAAAAAGCTTTCTAAAAACGCCAAGAAGCAGGCGAAGATCGACAAACGTATTGCTGATCTCGACGCGAAGAATGGCATCAAGAAGACTCGGAAAACCACGACGCAGACGCAGACCGGCTTTACCAAGGAGCAGCGCGCTCGGATTGAAAAGACTTATTCTCGTAAGCGCGCGGCCTTGATGGCCAAGATTGCCCTTCTGCCGAAGGGGACATTAGATTCCGTATACAAGATTAAGCTGGCTCGGCTTGAGCGAAGCTATCGGAGATATTTAAGGAGCAGTAAATAATGAATAATGAGCTTATGCATTACGGCGTTCTTGGTATGCGCTGGGGTGTTCGGAGAGATAAGGATACGATTTTTACAAGAAAATCGACCAGAACAACCAGAGGTCTTCAGCGCAGATTTAACAAGGATGAAAAGCGCGCAGCCAAAGGGAAAAAGAGAAAGTACGACACCGGGAAGATTCAGGAAGATCTGGAGAAGTCCAAGAAGCTTGATAAGGAGCTTCAGAAGCGTGTTTCCTCTATGTCTCGTGGAAAGACCGCTGTAGAAGTTATTACGATGGGCAGTCGAGGGGCTCTCCGATACAATCAGCTCAGAGTAAGAGGCTATGGCCGCGCCGTATCTGCCGTCGGTGTCGTTATTGGCAGGCGGTTCGTAGACAATCCGTGGGTCTATGTCGGTCGAGGTATCGCAACCAACTCCAAGTATAAGGTCCGGAAAAAGAAGAAATGACGGAAGGAGCACCTATGTCATATTCACCAGAGCTATATCACCACGGCGTGAAAGGCATGAAATGGGGCGTTCGGCGGTACCAGAACGAGGACGGAACCCTTACCGCCAAAGGAAAGCAGCATAGCGCCCTTTATAAGCGGCTTACTGATCCGGATGGCGGTTATGAAAGGGCTGTGCGGACTCTACGCGGCTCCAAGGAGTTTCGGAAGGCCGCTCGCGATAGGGATACGGCTATTTCTGGAATTAACAAGAAGTATCGTGTCGAAGAAGCTCACAAAAAGTACAAAGACGCGAACGATGCCTATATGCGGCTTCGTATAAGTAAAAAGAGGAGGCTCGCAAAGCAGCAGGCGGAGGCGGAGTTTCAAAAGGCTGCTGCTCAGAGGAATTTGGCGCGAAAAGCGATTGAGAGCAAATACCTTAGCGCAGCGGCCAAGGCTCTCGGCGAAAAAGATACCAAGGCAGTCAGGGACGCGATAGACAGATCTATGGTTCTGGAGCAGATATTGGACGATAGACCTCGCAAGAAGAAATCCTAAAGGAGTTTCCCAATGACAATTAAAGATCGTTTTAAGCATGCATGGAATGCTTTCAGGAACCGAGACCCCACCCTGTACACCTATCAGGATGTGGGCCTCGGTTCTTCTTATCAGCCAGGAAGGGCGTCGTTTTCCGGCGGCAACGAGCGAAGTATTGTGACCGCCATTTACAACCGAATAGCCGTGGATGTGGCCGCTATCGATTTCAAGCACGTGAAGCTTGACGGCAGCGGCCGTTTTGTATCGGAGATTCAGGACTCGCTGAACGAATGCCTGACGCTTCAGACCAACATCGACCAGACGGCCAGAGCATTCAAGCAGGACGTTGTGATTTCAATGCTGGACGAAGGGGTTGTGGCGGCGATGCCGACCGTAACGAATCAATCCCCTATGACTGGCGGCGAGGGCTGGAAGATCTACGAGATGCGCACGGCCAAGATTGTGCAGTGGTGGCCGCGGCATGTGCGGCTGCGGCTATACAACGACTTGAAGGGCAAGCAGGAGGAGATCGTCATGCCCAAAGAGGCTGTGGCGATTATTGAAAACCCGTTTTATGCGGTGATGAACGAGCCGAACTCAACCATGCAGCGGTTGGTGCGAAAGCTGAACCTGCTTGACCTGCTGGACGAGCAGCTGGGATCCGGCAAGCTGGACCTGATTATCCAGCTTCCCTATGTCATAAAGACCGACCTTCGCCGCAAGCAGGCGGAGGATCGGCGCAAGGACATTGAAAACCAGCTGAGCGGCAGCAAGTACGGAATTGCTTACACGGATGGCACCGAGAAGGTCACCCAGCTCAATCGGCCTGTTGATAACAACCTGATGAATCAGATTGAATACCTGACGAGTATGCTATACGGCCAGTTAGGTTTCAGTAAGACGCTTCTGGATGGATCAGCGGACGAAAAGACGATGCTGAACTATGACACACGCATCATTGAGCCGGTGGTCTCCGCGATTGTTGACGCCATGAAGGTGAAATTCCTGAGCCGCACAGCGCGCACGCAGGGACAGACGATTATGGCTTTCCGTGATCCGTTCCGGCTGGTGCCGGTATCGCAGATTGCGGAGATTGCGGACAAGTTCACCCGCAACGAGATCATGACGGCGAACGAGATTCGCCAGGTGATCGGCTTGCTGCCGTCTGACGACCCGAACGCCGACGTCCTGAAAAACAAGAACATTTCTCATCCCGAGGATGAGGAAGACCCGATCGTCTATCCGACCGGAGAAGATGAAGGAGAGATTCAAAATGAGTAAATCTTATGACTTTGCCGGCTGGGTTACGCGGGCTAATCTGCGCTGCACGGACGGCAGAATCATCATGAACGACGCCTTTAAGGGCTGCGATGGCAAGCGGGTTCCGCTGGTCTGGGCGCATCAGCACAACAGTGTTGAGGACGTGCTGGGCCACATGGACCTGGAGAATCGCGGAGAAGGCGTATACGGCTACGGTTACTTTAACGAGACCGATAGCGGCCAGAACGCCAAGGAATTGGTGCGAAACGGCGATGTGACGGCGATGTCCATTTACGCAAACCAGCTCAAGCAGGAGGGTTCTTCTGTGCGGCATGGCGTGATCCAAGAGGTATCGCTGGTGCTGGCCGGGGCAAACCCAGGCGCGTTTATCGACAGCGTGATGATGCACGCAGACGGCACTACCTATACCTCGGAGGACGAGGCGCAGATCTATACAGGCAAAGTAATGGAGGTAATTGACATGGCAAACAAGCTCGAACACGCAGACCAGGCGGAAGAGAAGCAGGAAAAGCCCGCCGCCGAGAAGCCCGAAGAAGGCAACGAAACGATCGGCGAGATCTTTAATACCCTGAGCGACAAGCAGAAGAAGGCCGTTTATGCCATTGTTGGCAGCATCATGGACGATGAAGACGGCGACGACGAAGAAGACGACTCTGAGGAGGATGATGCTGATATGAAGCACAATGTATTCGACACCGAAACCAACCCCATGGATGTGATCTCCCATGACGAAATGACCGCCGTAATCACGGATGCGCGCAGCCGCGGCAGCATGAAGGACGCTACTCTGGCTCATGGTATCACCAACATCGGCAACCTGTTCCCCGAAGCGCAGACGATCGAAAAGACGCCTGAGTTCTACAAGCGTGATACTGACTGGGTATCTGTGGTGATGAACGGCGTGCACCGCAGCCCCTTCAGCCGTGTAAAGAGCACCTATGCGGACATTACCGCCGATGACGCTCGTGCCCGTGGTTATGTGAAGGGCAATCAGAAGGTAGAGGAAACCATCGCGGCGCTGAAGCGCGTGACTACCCCCACCACGATCTACAAGCTCCAGAAGCTGGACCGCGACGACGTGATTGACATCACGGACTTTGACGTGGTGGCCTGGATCAAGGGCGAAATGCGTATGATGTTGGATGAGGAAATTGCCCGCGCTATTCTGGTGGGCGATGGCCGCAGCGCTTCCAGCAATGACAAGATTAACGAGCAGAACATCCGTCCCATCTGGAAGGACGACGAGGCCTACACCATCCATCACATCGCGAAGCTGGCCAAGGATGCGACCCAGGATGACGTGGCGATTGCCTTTATCCGTGATTCCGTGAAGAGCCGCAAGGATTACAAGGGCGGCGGCAATCCCACCCTGTTCACCACTGAGGACCACCTGACCAACATGCTGCTGCTGGAGGATCGCGTAGGCCGTCGCCTGTACGATACGGTTGAGAAGCTGGCCACCGCTATGCGCGTAAGCCGCATCATCACCGTGCCTGTGATGGAGGGCCTGACCCGCACGACCACCTCTGCCGATGTCGGCGTAACCGCCGGCACCACTGTGCAGCTGGCCGGCATCATTGTAAACCTGGGCGACTACAACGTTGGCGCGGATCGCGGCGGCGAGGTCAATCTGTTTGATGACTTTGATATCAATTTCAATAAACAAGAGTATTTGATTGAAACCCGCTGCTCCGGCGCTATGATCCGTCCCAAGGGCGCAATTGCTCTGGAATACTATCAGGAGACAGCCTAATAGCAAAGTGAGGTCAAAATGGCAAAGTTTTATGGAAAAGTAGGCTACATCGAAACCGCTGAAACACCGCCAGGATCGGAAATTTGGGAAGAAGTGAAGACCGAGCGGTGCTACTACGGGGATGTGCTGCGCAACACCAAGCGCTGGGAGCGCGGGGAAGGCCTGAACGACGATCTGGATGTATCCAACAAGATCAGCATTGTGGCGGACCCCTACGCTTACCAGCATTTCTTTGCCATCCGATATGTGGAATGGATGGGGTCTCTCTGGAAAGTGACGTCGGTCGAGGTGGAGAGGCCCCGTCTGATCCTGTCGATTGGGGGCGTATACAATGGATGATAAGCGATTGGAGCTGGGCGCGCTGCTGAAACGGACGCTGGGCTCGGACAGCGTATACTTCCAGCCCCCGGCGACGTTAAAGATGAAGTACCCATGCATTCGGTACGAGCGCAGTGACCTGGCCATCTTTCATGCGAATAACGGCGTATACCGGGTGCTTCCCCGGTATCAGCTGACGGTGATCTACAAGGACCCGGACAGCGACCTGCCGATGAAGGTGGCGCAGCTTCCCCGCTGCGCGTTCGACCGGCATTACACCGCCGACAACCTGAACCACGACATCTTTACGATCTACTGGGATTCAGATACCTCGGCGTGAAAGGAGAAATTCATATGCTTGACATGAATCTGCAGAGATTTAGCGTACCAAAACCGCCCATGATTCCTAATGAGTTGCCGGATAAGCCCGGCCCCAAGCTGGTGAGCGCAAAAGGCACGGTAGAGCGCCTTGTGGTGGTGCTGCAGGTGGACGACCACCTTAAAGCCGCGACAGAGCGCGTGCTGGCGGACGGGAACGTGCCCGCCGTGAGGCTCACCAGCGGACTGATGACTTGGAGCGGGCACGGCTATATCGGCTTTGCTCCTAAATCGGCCACTGCGCTTGGCGTCTATGTTGGAACGTTCAACGAGCAAGGGGTGCTTGAAATCGCTGAATACACCGCGACGATTGCTGCGGTATCCAATCCATCATAACAAAAAAAAGGAGATAAAACAATATGGCTAAACTTGAATGGGACAAGACTGGCGAGCGCCAGTATGAAGTAGGCGTTGACCATGGTGTCATTTACCCCTACGATTCCGACTCTTCCGCTTATGCGGCTGGCGAGGCCTGGAATGGCCTTATCAGCGTATCCGAGAGCCCCGAGGGCGCGGATCTGACGGACTTCTGGGCGGACAACATCAAGTACGCCTCGATGCGCGCGGCTGAAAACTACAAGTCCACCATCGAGTGCTACACCTATCCCGATGGCTTCAAGGCCTGCAACGGCGAAGCGACCCTGGGCACCGGCGTGACCATCGGCCAGCAGGCGCGCAAGAGCTTCTGCTTCAGCTACCGCACCAAGATCGGTAACGACACGGACGGCTCAGACCACGGCTACAAGATTCACCTGGTGTATGGCTGCACGGCCGCGCCTTCCGAGCGCCAGTACGGCACCGTAAACGATAGCCCGGACGCGATCACCTTCTCCTACGAGATCGACGCGACCCCTGTGAACGTAACGGGCCACAAGCCCACCGCGCTGCTGACCATTGACAGCACCAAGACGAAGCCGGCCGCGCTGGCAGAGATCGAGAAGAAGCTGTATGGCGACACGAACGCCGAGCCCACCATGCTGACCCCCGACGAGATCGCCGCGATCCTGGCCCAGAACAACGCCTAAGCACCCGCTCCGCCCCCACGGATAGTCCCGTGGGGGCTTTATTTATTTTTATTGGAGGGATTTTATGTATAAATACACCGCTACCTATACCGACTATGACGGCGTTGAGCGCACGGAGGACTTTCTGTTCAACCTGAGCGAGGCAGAAATCGTTGAAATGGAGTACGGCGTGACCGGCGGCATGCAGCGGATGCTGGAGCAGATCGTGGCCGCCAAGGACACCAAGCGCATCATGGATGTATTCAAGGATCTGATTAAGCGTGCCTATGGCGTAAAGAGCCCGGATGGCCGCCGCTTTGAGAAGGACGAAAAACTGAGCAAGGCGTTCACTGAAACCCCCGTATACAGCGACATGTTCATGAAGTTCGCGCGCGACGCGGACGCTGCCGCTGAGTTTGTAAACAAGATCATTCCGCAGTCCGTTGCGGCCGAGGTAGCCAAGCAGGGCTAATTGAGAGGACGATGAGAGATGCTCCAGATTGATGTGCCAGGCGGAGAGTTTTTTAATAATGAGACGCAGGAATTCGTCTATACAAAGGCCCAGAGGCTTCGACTGGAGCATTCCCTCGTATCTATTTCCAAGTGGGAGGCCAGGTGGAAGAAGCCTTTCTTTGGGAAGCAGAGCAAGACTGATCTCGAAAATTTGGACTACGTGCGCTGCATGACGATTACGCAGAACGTGGATCCTTTGGTATATTTGAATCTTTCAGCCGAGAACCTGCAGCAGATTCACGATTATATTGCCGATGATATGACGGCGACGACCTTCCCCAATGACCACTCCAGGCCGAGCCGGGAGATCGTGACGTCGGAGCTGATCTACTACTGGATGGTGGCCTTCAACATCCCCTGGGAGTGTGAGAAGTGGCACATCAACCGGCTGATTACGCTGATTCGCATTTGCGGCATCAAGAACGGGCCGCAAAAGAAAATGAGCCGCAATGAGATTATTGCCCGCAACGCGGAGCTAAATGCTGCACGCTGCAAGGCACTGCGAACGAAAGGATAAGGGGGCACTGGGCGTATGATACGCTTTCGTCACAAGGGCAATTTTGCCAGGACTGAGCGATTTTTTCATCGGGCCCGCCGGGCCTCTTTTTTTTCGTCTTTGGAAGAGCTGGCGCAGGCCGGGGTGGACGCGCTATCCCGCGCAACGCCGGTGGACAGTGGGCTTACGGCTCAGAGCTGGGACTACGAGATTCGCAATGAGCAGGGCAAGGTATCGATTTTTTGGAAGAACAGCAACCAGAACCAGGGCGTGCCCATTGCGGTGATTATACAGTACGGACATGGCACCGGCAACGGCGGGTATGTGGAGGGCGTGGACTACATCAATCCCGCGCTGAAGCCCATATTTGAGCAGATTGCCGGCAAGGTTTGGAAGGAGGTGACGAGGGCATGAGCAAATCGATTGACGAACGGGTTGTTGAGATGCAATTTGACAACCAGCAGTTCGAGAAGGGCATCAACACCTCGGTGAAATCGCTGGACAAGCTGAAAAAGAGCTTGCAGCTGGACGACGCGGGGCGGAGCTTTGAAAAGCTGGAGCGCTCGGCCAAAAACGTGCGCCTGGATGGGCTTGCTGCCAGCGTTGATGCGATCAGCAGCAAGTTCACGCTGATGGGGCGCATGAGCATTGCCTGGATGGACAACATTGCCAACGCTGCCGTCAACGCGGGCAAGCGCATTGTAAACGCTCTGACGGTGGATCCGGTGCGGTCGGGCTTTAACGAGTACGAGCTCAAAATGGACTCGGTAAAGACGATCATGAATGCCACCGGGGAGAGCGTTGAGACGGTATCGAAGTATCTGGAAGAGCTGAACAAATACGCGGACGATACGATTTACAGCTTTTCTGACATGACTTCCAATATCGGTAAATTTACGAATAACGGCGTAAAGCTCAGCGATGCTACGATGGCTATCAAGGGCGTGGCAAACGCTGCCGCGTATGCTGGTGCGAGCTCGCAGCAAGCGTCGGCGGCCATGTACAACTTTTCGCAGTCCCTTTCTTCCTTCCTGAACACCCGCGACTGGTATTCGATTGAAAACGCCAATATGGCCACTACGCAGATGAAGCAGGCGTTCATCGATACGGCAGTAGAGCTTGGAACTCTGCAAAAGACGGCGGAGGGCTTCTATAAAACAATCGACGGCAAGCACGAGGTGACAGTAGCTAACTTTCGCGATACGCTTCAGTATCAGTGGGGCACACGTGATGTCATCATCAAGACGCTGAGCAAGTACAGCGACACCACGACGGAGCTGGGCCAGAAGGCCATGGAGGCGGCCACGCAGGTGCGCACGCTGTCCAAGATGTGGGACGCGCTGAAAGAGGCCGCACAGTCAGGCTGGGGGCAGACGTGGGAAATCGTATTTGGCAACATTGACGAGGCCACCAAGCTTTTTACCGGCATGAGCAATGCCATCAGCGAGGTGCTGGAAAAGCAGACCAAAACCCGCAACGAGGTGCTGCAAACCTGGAAGGACTTGGGAGGGCGCGACAGCATCATTAACGCGGTGGCGAACTCATTCAACTCCCTTCGGGCGGTGCTGGGGGAAGTAAAGCAGGCTTTCTTCAACATTGAACCCAAGAGCATGGGCGAGAAGTTGGCGGCGTTATCCAAAAAGATTGAGACTGTATCGCAGAATCTTTTGACCTGGCTGTGGAGCGAGAACAAGTATGATAACGACTGGCCGATCTTAGCGGGCATTCGACGGAGCATTGGCGGCATCAAATCGGTCTTCGGGATCGTGCTGGACCTGTTCAAGGCCCTGGGAAGCGGCTTTACGAAGCTATTTCCCAAGCTGATTCCGTCGTTTGACAGCCTTGTTGCGTCCGGCGCAAAGGTAGGCGACTGGCTTAAGAATTTGCGCAAATCCATCCAGGATGGCAAATACTTTGAAAACTTTGCGCAGTCTTTGGTGGACATGGTGAAACCACTGGTTGACTACATGCCTACGCTTTGGGATCACGTCAAGACGCTGTTCAGCGGCCTTGGCGGGGTGCTGGAAAAGTACCAGGTGAAGGAAAAGCTAAAGGGCGCCTTTACCGCGATTACGAATTTCCTGCCAAAGGCCGGAGAGGCGATTTGGCGGTTTGGCAAGAACGCCGTGGAGACGGTGCGCAACAGCGACGCCTTTCAGAAGATCGTCGGCGTGTTCCAGAAGATTGGCGCAGGGATTGCGGACGGTTTTGGCAAGTTTGTGGACAGCTTGGAGTCTTTTGACCCGAACGATGTAGGAACGTGGCTAAAAAACACGTTTACATCCGTAAAGGATTCCGTTGTGAAGGGCCTTACAAACGCGTTTGATTTCCTTTTTGGCGGCGGCGCATGGGAAAAGCTGAAGAACAGCAAGGCTGCGGCGTGGATTACCGACGCAATTCATACGATTGGCGACGCGCTATCGAAGGCATTCAATTGGCTTAAGACAACGCTTGCTGGCATTGACCTTTCCGGGATTAAGGCGTGGTTCTCCGATACGTTTGGCGGAATTAGCGATAGCCTGGACGAGAAGGGGCAGGCGCTGAAGAAGACCGGTCAAAATGTCGGGGATTGGATAAAGAACTTCGTAAGTAAAATTAGTCCGACGAGAATTATTCTATTTGGCACGGCCCTTCTATCTCTATTCGGCGTATTAAAGCTGGTTCTGTCGATCGCGTCTTTAATCAGTGGAGCTGGAAAGCTCGTAAAGAAGCTCGCTGATCTTGATTTCAAGAGCATTGTGAAAAACATGTTCGGAAAAAAAGACGATGGAGAGTCCTTCTCTGACAAATGCAAGGGTTTTGCGCTTGCTATTGGTGTGTTGGCCGGGGCGATTTATGTGATCTCCAAGCTTCCTATGACGGACGCATGGCGCGCCGTGGCGATTTTATCAACCATGATGATCGGAATGTACGCGGTCACGTTTGCTATGGATAAGCTGACAAATGCAAACCTCGGCGGAACGATTCTGAAGTTCTCAGGCGGCATCGCGCTGTTGGCCTACGCGATTAAGATGCTGGCGGGCATCGAAGACCAGGATAAGGCTGAACAGGCAATTCAGAAGCTTCTGAAATTTGTCGGCATCGTAGAAGGGATGGGCCTGCTGTCCAGCGGGATTCGTAAGCTGCTTGGCATTACCGGAGGCTTGTCCGAGGACATCCTGAGCCTTGGCGGCGGTCTTTTGGCGATGGTGTTTGCTATTAAGGCGTTCTCGGCGATGAAGATGGAAACGATCACCTCGGCACTGCCCAAGATGATGCTGGTGATCGGCGCACTCGGATTGATGATGGACATCCTGACGGCGGTTGGGCAGCACATGTTGGGGCTCGATCCGGCCAAGGGTACGATGAAAATCAAGGGCCTTGTATCAATGGCCGTGGCGCTCACGATTCTGATGATTCCGCTGAAGGTCATTGCTGGAATGACGTCTAAGGAATTTCAGCAGGGCATGGAGGGGCTGCTGGGTCTGATGACCTTTATGGCAATTCTGGCAGGCATAGCCGGATGGGCTGAGTTCAAGTTCAGCAACGGGGCCGGCTTTTTGGCGCTGTCCGCGGCAATCCTCCTGTTGGTTCCGGCGATGCTGGCTCTGGCACTGATTCCTCCAGGGCCTCTGGCCAGCGCGAGTCTTGGCATGGCAGCTATTACAGCCGCGATGAGTGTGCTTGCGAAAACCGCAAAAAAGATGAAGAAGCTGGGCTTCAAGGGCATCATCAGCATGCTGGCCGTGGCTGTATCGGCCGCTGGCATGATGTGGGTGTTTGCGGAGTCGTTGTCCAAGGTTGGCGATATGGACTGGAAGACCATCGCGGCCTTCTCCGTAGGATTATCGGTGGCCATTCTGGCGATATCACGGGCGGTGTCGATTATCGGTAATCTGGACACTGGAAAGATCTTAAAGGGATGCCTTGGTCTGGTAGCGGTTGCTGCTGCGCTCGGCCTCGGGATGGACATTCTGCTTGGCCTCAGCGGCGGCGCGATTGTTGGATTTACCCAAGACCTCTTGCAGATTGGCAGCAATCTTGGCACCTTTGCTGATCGTGTGAAGGATGTGGATCCTGAGCAATTTAAGGCCGTAGGCGAAGCGCTGACGATTCTAGGAACGGTATGCGCTGCTAATTTCCTTGCTTCTTTCACGAGCGATGGCGCTGTGAAAATCAGCCGGGCGGGCTTGCAGATCGCAAGCAATCTGAACAGCTTCTGCCGGCGCTTGACGGATTTCGACAAGCAAAAGGTAAGCGATGCGGGCGACGCACTGCGCGATCTTTCGGATAAGCTGAGCGGCGTAACGGACAATTCGGATGCAGTGAAGGGCTTTGCAACAAGCCTTACGGACATCGGATCGGGCTTCCAGAACTTCTTATCGTCGATTTCAGGCTACGGCATTGTAGGTTCGGTGAAGATTCAAAATGCCAAGAAAACGATGAATAGCATTCGCGATATGGCCGTATCCATGCAGGAAACGACTGGTATCGCTGAAACAATCACGGATGTCTCGGTCGCTACGACGAATCTTGGCGCTGCAATTGGCCTATATAACGAGATGGCCGGAGGCATTTCCGGAGCCGGTGCGAATGTAAATCCAGAAGATGTAGGCAGAGGTCTGGCTTCCATGATAAATAGCCTGGTGAAAGAGCTTCCAGACGACACGGCGATGAGACAGATTGCCAGCTATGCAGAGGGCGCAGGCAACGGAACTAATCTGACACAATTCTCCCTGGGACTCAAGGCCATTGCGACAGCGATGGGCGATTACGGAAAGGAATGTAAAAACCTACGACCCGATAAGGTAGAGCTCGGCAACAAGGTGCTGGGCAAGATATCCGAAGTTCCTGGAAAGCTTGGCACAGAGGGCGGACTGCTGGAGTTCTTTACGGGACGACAGACCTCGCTTGCGGAATTCGCGAACGGCATCACCTCCATTGGAACTGGCCTGAAGGGCTTTTCCGAAGGCGCAAATGCGATCACAGGCGATGCTGTGACAAATTCCGGAGCGGCCATTGACATGCTTGTGAACATGCAGAACAAGCTGAACGGGGACGCGAGCTTCTGGAATTTGTTCAAAAGCAAGGATGCCCTCGGAGACTTCTCTGACACCTTCCCTACGATTGCAGACGGCCTGGCGGAATTCTATCTGAAGACCTGGTTTATTAAATCCTCCAAGATGGAAGGCGTTACGACACTGGTTGGAAGCCTGATTGATTTGGCGAATCGGATACAAAGTGAAGGAACCTCTGCGGCTGCTCACTCGTTATTCGAGCTCGGCAGAAAACTATCCGGCTTCCAAGACCTTGCGTCCTTCTCTACGCAGTTTGTAACGCTGGGCGATAACTTGCAGCATTTGGCTACGGCCACAGCCGATGTGGATCCGGATAAGCTGACGCCGCTGATCGGAATCGCGACGAAGCTATCGGAGATCGAGCACGGCTTGGCAAACATCAAAAGCAAAAAGGGCCTTGGCGATTTCGGCGGACGCATCGAATCCCTGGGCAAGAACCTGAAGCAATTCTACCAGACGGTGAATGAGGTTGGCCCGGACGAAGAAGAGTTCAGCATTGATCCGACGTCTCTGAACCAGGTATACTCCATCCTGGAGCGGTTCATTGAGATTCAGGGCAAGCTTAATAAGCTTTCGGGAGGCGATAAAACGCTATCCTTCAGTTCTGTGCTCCAGCAGACTGGCGACTACATCAATTCCTTTGCCGGGGACGGAAAGCTGGGCACGGGTTATGTGGAGCAGTTCGAAAACGCGGCGGCTGGTATTTCTCATATTGCGTCGGCGTTTGACAAGTGGCGGACGGCCGGTGCGCGCCTGGTGAGCGAGCTTCTCAGCGGCATTGAGGCGAAGATTCGAGATGGCTATACGACGCTTAGCACTTCCGTGCATGCGATGGTGGCCAATATTCTAAGCGCCTTGAATTCCTATCAGGGGGCGTTCGTAAGCTCCGGCCGAAACTTTACCTATGGCGTGGCACGTGGCATTGGCGACAGCGGCGCGGTGCAATCAGCGGTCAGCGCAGCGGTTAGCGTGGCGAGAAAAGCGCTTTCGGCGCTGAACAGCGCGCTGGATGAGCACAGCCCGTCAAAGGAGACGACGAAATCCGGCCAGTTCTTCACGGAGGGCTTTGTACAGGGCATTTCCCAGACTGCGGATGGCGCTGCCGATGCGGCGGCGAGCGTAGCGGAGGAGATCATCGAGGGCTTTAACGGCACGCTTGGCATTCACTCCGAATCCACCGTGGCCTATCAGAGCGCACAGTGGTGGAACCGGGGCTTCCGGCACGCGATGAAGGACGAACGCATGCAGACCGTGGACGAGGCCAAGAAAACCTCGGACGAGATCGCCAAGGTGTCCGATCCTGAGCGCAACGGGCTGGTAAAGGCCTTCGAAAAGGGCGCGAAGACGATCGGCAAGGTAATCGAGGACGTCACCAAGAAGACGGGGACGACCTTCAAGGATTGGAATCTTGATACGGTCACGGACATGTTCGGCAAGTATGAAGAACTAGGGTCGAACGGACTGGAGGACTATCTGAACCGTATTGGAGCAAGCGCTGAGGAAAAGAAGTTTGCCGAGTATCTTCGCATTTATGGGAATGCCGCGCTTGAAAAACTGGGCCTTGGCGGGCTGCTCGGAAAGGGCGATACGTCCAAGATCGATGACGCGATCAAGAACAGCGGCTCTGGCGTATCCAAGGTTGCGGTGGACATGGCGAAAATTACATCGATATTTGACGCGATTGCCAAGATTGGATCAAGTGTTGATCTGCTTGGCAGCAGAGTATCGAGCATGCAGATCGTAATGGACAGCGGAGAATTGGTAGGCTCTATCGAAAACAAAATTGATTCCAGGCTGGGCACGCTGACGGCCCTGCGCGGACGGGGGGTATAAGGATGTATCACAGCGTAACATTTGGCGATAAGAACACGTGGGACGACTGGCATCTGATCCCAACCTCGCGGCCGCTGTTTGCGCCGCCCGAGCCTCGGAGCCGGTACGTGGAGATACCCGGTACGGACGGTAACTTGAATCTGAGTGAAATCCTTACCGGGTATCCGGTTTTTAACAACCGCGAGGGCTCGATGGAATTCGCCGTCGCCAACGATTATTGGGACTGGACGGTGGCGTATTCCACCATCATGAACTATCTGCACGGAAAGGCACTCAAGGCGATTCTGGAGGACGATCCGGGATTTTACTACGAAGGACGTTTCTGGGTAGATGAGTGGAAGAGCGACAAGTATTATTCCACCATCACAATCAACTACAATGTGTACCCCTTCAAAATGGACCTGCTGTCCACTCTGGACCCCTGGCTGTGGGATCCGTTCAACTTTGAAACGGGCATCATTCAGGAAACCAAGGACATGCTGGTGAACGGAACGCGGACGGCAACCATTTACGCAAGCGGAGTACGGTCTCTGCCTGAAATTACGGCGGACAGCGAGATGACGGTGAAGTTCCGCGATCGCGATTATACGCTGCCGGCGGGCAGGACGACAAGGCTTCCGCAGCACTATCTGGAGGGCGAGAACACGTTTGTCTTTACGGGAAACGGAAAGGTGAGCATTAACTACCGGGGAGGGATGCTGTAATGTTTTCGGTCTGGCTGGACGGAAAGCTGTTGTATTCTAGCGCGGTGAACGATCCGTACTATGCGATTGGAACGCCAATCCTGACGCTCGAAGCTGGCAAGGCGGGCTCTCTTTCCTTTACGATGTACCCAAACCATCCGGAATACGACTCCCTGCGGCGAATGCTTGGCAGAGTGATCGTATACGAGAATGATACGGAGCTGTTTCGCGGGCGGATTCTGCGGATGGAAACGAACCTTTACAAGGAACGAAAGGTGACGTGCGAGGGTGATCTGGCCTACCTGATGGACAGCATTGCCGATCCTGGGGAGTACACAGAGAGCATCTCGGCGCACTTTTCGCGCCTTGTAGACATGCATAACAGCCAGGTGGAGAGCGACAAGCAGTTCACCGTGGGCATTGTGAACGTGGATAAGGCTACGGAAAGCCAGACCTTCAAGACGGACTCCTACCGCACGACAAGCGCCGCCATGAGCGACGATCTGACAGGGGTGTTTGGCGGATATATCCGGACGCGCAGAAGCGGCGGAACGGTGTATCTGGATTACATCGGCGACTACGGCAAGGCGGGCAATCAGAACATTGAATTCGGCGTAAACATGATCGACTTCTCGGAGTCGGTGTCGTCAGACGACATCTTCACGGTGCTGCTGCCCACCGGCTCCGAGGGCGTGACGATGGAAGGAATCACGGGGTCAAAATACGTGAAGATCCCCAACGCCGTCGAGCGCTACGGCACTGTGGTGCGCGCGGTTTCCTTCAGCGACATCAAGGAAGCCGGGGCGGAACTGATGCAGGCCGCCTACGACTACATTGAGAAAAACTACAAGGAAATGCCGCCCACCCTGACGCTGACGGCCATTGACCTGAAGCGCCTGGACTTTGCGCTGGACGGCTTTGAGCTGGGCACGCGCATTGGCATATTGTCCGAGCCTCACGGAATCAACGGCTCTCCGGTGTGCTCCAAGATTTCCTATAACCTGGAATACCCGGAAAAGAATATTTACCTGTTCTCAGAGATTGAGAACATCGGCGGCTCCAACCGTTCTCAGACGGTAGCAACGGGCAGCACCAAGGCCAGTGGCGGAGGCGGTGACGGCGGCCTGAGCAAGTGGATCAAGGCGACGGATGACATGCTCAAGCTCACCCATGACAAGATGATTGTGCTGCAGGTGCAGAACAGCAAGCTGACCATCGACGCAGAGGGAATGCACCACGAGGTGTCTGACATGAAGGGCAACATCTCGAAGCTGGAAAACACCACGGAAGGTCTTACCTCGACGGTGCAGAACAACACAGGAGACATCTCGACGCTGACCAACACGGCGCTGGGGCTGACCAGCCGCGTGGAGAGCGCGGAGGGCAATATCGCCACCCTGCAGAACACGGCAATCGGTCTGACGCACACGGTGGAGGGGCATGACGGTCGGATTACGACCCTGAAGAATACGGTGGATGGATTTAGCTCTACCTATGTAACCAAGAGCGGACTGGTGCAGGAGATCAATAACAACGAGGAGGGCATCCTGATTAAGGCCAGCAAGATCAACCTGAGCGGGTATGTGACGGCGAATGAGCTGGACGCAAAGCTTGCGGACGTGGGCTGGCTGACCGGTAAGGTTATCAACGTATCGTCGATCTTTGCCGGGAGTGCTTCGTTCGACTATTGCTCCGTCGGAGGAAGTCTTGTTGCGACCAGAGAATGGGTGTCGAGTAACTTCGAGAAGAAAGCGTGATGAGGTCAAAATGGACGTTGAAACGAAGATTCGCATGTGCATCAGCACCCTGAACACCGTGGCGGTGGCTGGAAAAGAGAATCTGGACAGGTTGCTTGGCGTGATCCTGATGCTGGAGCAGGCGCTGGGCGATATCCGGACGGAGGAAAACAATGGTAAAGACGATTATTCGGAAGAATAATGGTGAAAGCGAGGAGCTGCGCTGCCAATACGCCGCTCAGACGGGCGCGACGCGGTTTGCGATGGGATACCAGAGTGCGCTGAGCTTTGCAGAGGTGGTGGCGCAGCTATCGGACGTGCTGGAGTTTGAATGCTGGGACGACCTGGCGGAGCGATACGCCCGCGTCCCCGGACCTTGGCGGCTATCGAGCCTGGACCAGGGCAGCATATACAGCGCGATATTTGTAAAGGAGGGATGATATGGCCGAAATCAAGGATTATTTGGCTGAGATCATCACGGCGGTATACGGAAGGGACGTGCGCCAGGCCATTCACGATGCGATCAACCAGTGCTATGTGGACGGTAAGGCGGATACGCGGGTTCAGAAGGCCGAGATTAACGATGACGGCAAGCTGATCCTGACCCGCTACGACGGCGTCGTTATTGACTGCGGCGTGGCCCGCGGCCCGCAGGGCATTCAGGGTATCCAAGGCATTCAGGGCGAAACGGGCCCTCAGGGAGAACAGGGCCTTCAAGGCATCCAAGGAATTCAGGGTGAAACGGGACCTCAGGGTGCGACGGGCCCCCAGGGTCCAGCAGGCCCAGCGCCGACGGTAACGGTATCCCGCGCAGGCAAGGTAACGACGGTCACAATTGGCGATAAGAGCTTTACCGTCAATGACGGAGCGGACGGCAGCGGCGCGGGCGACATGCTGAAGGAGACCTACGACAAAGACGGAAACGGCATTGTGGATAACGCTGAAAAGCTGGAAGGGCACGCCGCATCCTACTTTGCGCAGGCTGCGCACACGCACACGATTGGAGACGTAAATGGTCTTCAGGCAGCGCTTGACGAAAAGTCCTCGTACAAATTCAGTTACGATGCGACGACAAAGACGCTGACCATTACCGACTAAGGGCAGGAGGGGCTATGTTCTATACGACAGCGGACTATCCTGCCGACTGGCCGGATGCGAGAATCTATATTTTATCAGACCTGCACATCGGCGACGCGCAATCAGACCCTGCCCAGGTGCAAGAGCGCATTGACCGGATTGCAAGCGATCCGCACGGGCTGTGCGTGCTCAATGGAGATCTGCTAAATACCGCGACCCGCAACAGCATTAGCGATATTTACAGCGAGGTTCTGCCGCCCATGGAGCAGATCCGGTTGGCCGTGGGGATGCTGAGACCCATAGCAAAGAAGATCATCGCTGCGGATACTGGCAACCATGAGCAGCGGGTATACAAGGCGGACGGTGTGGACATGATGCGCCTTGTGTGCCGGGAGCTGGGTGTGGAAAAGCGCTACAGTCCGGAAGGCGTATTGTGCTTCCTGCGCTTTGGGCAGAAAACCCCGCACGAGCACGGGGGCGGCAAGCGCTGCGGAAAGCTGATGTATGTGATCTATGCGACGCATGGCACGGGCGGCGGACGGAAAGAAGGCGCAAAGGCCATCCGATTGGCTGACATGGCCAACATTGTGGACGCGGACATCTATATCCACAGCCACACGCACCTGCCCATGAGCCTGCGCCAGGCATACCACCGCGTGGACACCCGCAATCAGGTGGTAATGAAGGTTGACAAGCTGTTTGTAAACGACGCAGCGTCCCTTAAGTATGGCGGCTACGGTCAGGCCGGCGAATTCAAGCCGTCATCGATGTGCAGCCCGGTGATTCATCTGGGCGGCGTAAACAAAACCATGAACGTAATGATGTAAGGATGGTCAGTTGGCACTCATGTCATCCCAGGTATCAAAAAAAAGGAGCTATATTGAATATGAACAAAGCAATGCTTAGCCAGCCGATGGCTGGAAAAACAGAGCGGGAGATCATCGAGACCAGAGAGCGCGCCATTGCGGCGCTGGAGGCGAAGGGCTTCGAAATCGTGAATACGCTGTTTACTGACGAATGGTACAGCAACCAGGCGATGGAAGCGCGCGGCGTGGTGCAGATTCCGCTGTGCTTCCTGGCCAAGTCTCTTGAGAACATGAGCCTGTGCCACGCCGCCTATTTCTGCAAGGGTTGGGAGCAGGCGCGAGGCTGCCGCATCGAGCATGAGGCCGCCGAGGCTTACGGCCTTGAAATCGTCTATGAAGAATAAGGAGGAAAATAGATATGAAGCTTCCCGATAAGGTATACGACATTCTCAAGTGGGTGACGATGCTGGTGCTGCCGGCGCTGGGCACCTTTTACTACACGCTGGCCGATACGTGGGCGCTGCCCTATCCCGAGCAGGTGCTGGCCACGGTGACGGCGACTGTGACGTGCTTGGGCACGATTCTGGGCCTTAGCACGGTAAACTACAACAAAGAAAACCGAGTGGCGCTGCCAGAGGACGAGGACAAAGAGTAAATCAGGAGCGCCGTCAAAATGGAGGTACGGGCATGATTGATGTGAAGTTTATCGGCCGCAAGGCATACCCGTCCCGCATACCCATCGGCGTGATGAAGGACAATGAGATCGAGGCGCTGCGCTTTTCCCTGCCTAAAATTGGGGAGGCGCAGTCCTCTTTTCTCTATGTGTGGATCAACGACGAGTATGCGGACGTGGCCCGCCCTCTTGCGGACGGGGTATACGACATAACGTCGCTGCTGACGCAGAAGGGGGCGGAAATGGACGCCTTTGTAGAGATTCGCAGCGGCGATAAGCTATGGCACAGCGAGCCCTTTGTGCTGGTGGTGGAAGACCTGCCGGCCATCGGGCAGCAGATCGAGCAGCAGTATCCGACGGCGCTGGAGCAGGCGCTGGACGAGGCGGAAGCATATCTGGCCCAGGTTCGGGCTGCGGTGAAGGAGATCAAGGCGCTGAAGGCGAAGGCACTGACGCTGTATCCAGGTCAGCCCGCTACGGCGGAATACGACGTAACGACCGGGACAATCACCATTGGCGTGCCGCAGGGCCTTGAGGGAGCTAAAGGCGAGCCCGGAAAAGACGGCAGGGATGGAGAACAGGGTCCTCGCGGCGAAAAGGGTGAGACTGGTCCGCAAGGCCCCAAGGGCGATACCGGTGCGCAGGGCCCCAAGGGCGAGCGGGGGCTGACCGGCGAAAAGGGAGATCGCGGAGAGCGCGGCCCGATGGGCATTCAGGGGCTGCAAGGACCCAAGGGAGCCCCCGGATCCGACGCATCCGTGACCGCTGAAAACATCCAATCCGCGCTTGGATACACGCCGGTCAAGGATGTGCAGGTAGCCGGAAGCAGCGTGCTGGATGGCGGGGTGGCGAAGGTGCCGATTGCAACCAAACAAACAAATGGGGTCTCTCGACCTGACTTTTATGGTATTGGCGTGAGTCCCGCCGGAATCCTGTACGTACAAAACACCACTAATGCGAATATCACGAAGCGAATTTCAAGTGCGCCCTTGACCGCTTACAACCTCGACTACGCCGTCAAAACCGCACTGTGCGATGGCAAAGGCGCGGCGTGGACGGCTGTTGAACAGAAGGCCGCTCGGGAGAGGATGGGCGTTGATAAAGAATACGAGCTGATCGAAAAAATCGTTATCCAAGAAGCTGTTTCGTATATTTCACGTGATGTGTCGCTCGAAACGTTATACATAGAGATGATAAGTCCAGACACGGCTGAGGCGAATGGCAATGATCAATACATCACGTTGGAGATCGACAATGAGCAGCATGGCGTATTCCTTGGGAAAACCGTTGTTGTTGGCCAGACAAGATATGCAAGGCTTTTTGTAGAGAGAAAACACGGGAGGTATACGGCAACAATATATCAAGCAGGCACCTTAAAAGAAGCATTGACACCTTATTTTCAGCACAATTGTACCGGCGTAATTGGCAACAAAATTACCAAAATCCATTTTTACAACACACCATTGACAGCCGGAACCGAAATCTCAATTTACGGGGTGAGAGCGTGAAAAAGAACATCCTAATCAAAACCGGAGAGCGCACGGAAACCCGCATCCGCACTATCCCCGCCCAGTATAACGAGATGGGCGAGCTGATCGCGGATAGCTACGATGAAACGTACACCGTAACTGTGCCTGTGATGGAGCCGCGCAATGTCGACATGACCCTGGAGGAAATCGCGGAGCTGGAAGCCATGCATGCGGCCATGCCCGAGCCTCAGCCCACGCTTGAGGATTGCCAAGCCGTAGCCGATATGGCCTACGTAAATTCCGAGCTGGCTCTCGCCATGCTCAACGAAATGGAGGTGTAATCAATGCTGTACAAGACGTTGCAGCGCATGGTTGCTCGCGGTATGACCGACGAGCTGCGCGACAAGATCGATACCCTGTACGCCCTTGGCCGCCTGACGCAGGAGCAGTATATGGCGCTGGTGGGCTGAGCGAGCGGCAGAAACGGAGGCATAAATTATGCCATTCACATTTAACGGCGAATCACCGAAGATTCTCACTTATAATAGAAATGACGTGCTGAAATTTATCAGTAAGATTGGCGGGGCGAACGATCTGATTTGGCAAAAGGCCACGATCACGGCCCCTGGCAATCTAAAGGTAAACGGAGCGGCGAGCAGCACGAGCTCCAGCTGCAAGCTAACCTGGGATGCGGCGACGGTTACGGGATCGGACAGCGGCATTACGTACCATATTTATAAGGATGGTGCAGAGCACACGACGACCACAAGCACCTCTTATACGTTAAGCGCGAGCGAAATCACGAGCTGGAGCAATGTAAGCCTTACGGTGGCGGCATATAACGAGGACGCCGGGTATAGCGCCGCATCCGATGCGGTCACGTTCACGTACAAAGCGCCCGCGTCGATCAGCAGCCCGTATAACCTGAAGGTAAACGGTCTGTCGAGCGATACGGACTCCTACTGCAACCTGACATGGTCGGCGGCTACGCTGAGCAATGCGAGCGGAAGCATTACGTACTATATTTATAAGGACGGAACGCAGGTTGCTACGACGACGGACACCAGCTACAGCTTCTCGGCCAGTACGATCACAAGCTGGCAGAATGCGAGCCTGAAGGTGGACGCGTACAACAGCGAGGCCGGATGGAGCGGCTATTCGAATACGGTTACCTTCACGTATAAAGAGCCGATTACGCTTTCTGCCCCGAGCAACCTGAAGGTAAACGGCGCTGCGAGCAGCTCAAATTCCGTGTGCAAGCTGACGTGGACGGCCGCTACGCTGAGCGGCGCGACAGGAACGATTACGTATCATATTTACAAGGATGGTACGGATATCGGCAATACAACGAGCACGTCCTATACGGTTTCCGCCAGTACGATCACTGGCTGGAAGAATGCGCGACTGACCATTAAGGCGCACAACAGCAGCTATGGATACAGCGCCGCGTCCAATGCGGTCACGTTTACGTACAAGGTGATGAGCACAACGGTGACGGTATCGGCCAGCAAGTATGCGGATACGTACAACTCTTCCTATGCTAATAGCGGGGGAAGCACGTGCATTGTCGGACGCTCCACAAAGGATGAGCCTGTCGGCACGGCGATGAAATTCAACGCTCCGAGCGGTGGCTGGTCACAGTATAGCAAGGCAACGCTGCATATTCAGCGAACTGGAGGCAGCGCTTCTGCCAATGTAGAATGCCGCAAGCTGAATGACAGCTACAGCGGAACGATTGACGCGCTGCAGACCTATTACGGGCATACCGGATCGATTGTAGGCAGTACGGATGTATCCGGCGGAAATGGATGGTTCAGCTACAATGTGGCAAGTGATCTTCCGAGCAGCGGAGAGTTTGCCGTCACACTGATATCCAAGAATGCCTATATTACGGTTGACGGCACGAACGCCTATATTTCCTTGTCTAACTAAGGAGGGAGCCTATGAATGTTATGAACGAACGCGCTTTGAAAGCGATTGAGAGCGCGAAAAGTCAGCTGGGGAACCCGTATGTATTTGGGACGTGGGGGCGGGAATGCACGCCGTCCCTGCGCCGCCAGTATGCGGGGTATAACCCCGGTCACAAGAGCGCGATTTTTAAGGCCTGCCCGGTGCTATCCGGCAAGCAGACCAGCTGCAAGGGCTGCAAGTGGGAGGGCAAGCTGGCCTTTGACTGCCGGGGATTTACGTACTGGTGTTTACTGAACGCCTACGGAATGAAACTGAAGGGCGGCGGCTGCACGAGCCAGTGGGGCTATAACGTAAACTGGCTGAAGAAGGGTGACATCAAGGACATGCCCAACGTTGTGTGCTGCGTGTTCCAATACTACAAGGGCAAATACCAGCACACTGGGCTGCACATCGGCGACGGCAAGATCATCCATTGCTCAAACGGCGTGCAGTGGGGCGATATTTCCGAGAAGGGCTGGACGCACTACGCCATTCCGGCAGGCTTGTATACTGCGGAAGAGGTCAAAATGGCGGGAAAGCCGGAGACCGATAAGGCCAAAAATACACCCCCCACCCTGCGAAAAGGCAGCCGTGGGGACGATGTGAAGAAGCTTCAGGAAGCGCTGAACGCGCTGGGCTATGACTGCGGGGCGGCGGACGGCATATTTGGCGTGAAAACCGAGGCTGCGGTGCGCAAATTCCAGCAGGAAAACGTCCTTCCGGAAGACGGAATCGCCGGGAAAAACACCCTGGCGCTTCTATATAACAAAGAGGGAAAGGAGGAAGGAACCTACAAGGTGGTCATTGGCGGCCTTGCCTATGAGGCAGCCGCGGAACTGGCGTCCAAGTACAAGGGGACGCTTGAAAAGGAGGGCTAATAAATGAAAGAACTCAAGGAAGTCATCGTGGACATTGCAGAGATCCTGGACTGCGCCGAAATGTATGCAAAAGAAGCAGTGAAGCACAAATCTCAGTATCCCGACCTATCCGAGGTATACGCCCGAATTGCACAAGACGACCTGACTCACGTGGGGCTGCTTCACAAAAGCGTGGTTGAGATGATTGACAGCAGGAAGCGGGCCGGCGTGACGGTTCCCGAATCCATGCAGGCAGTATGGGACTTTGAGCACGATCGGTTTATCGACAAAGAGGCCGATGTGCGCCGACTGCTTGCGATGTATAAAGGCTAATAAATAAAAGGAAACACGGAGGATACAACAATGGACCTGTGGCAAGCTATCCTGACAATCGTGATATCGATCATTGGCTCATCCGGCCTGTGGGCGTTTATCCAATCCAAGCGGGACAAGAAGGATGCAAAAACCCGCATGCTGGTTGGGCTGGCGCATGACCGGATCCTATACCTGGGGGAATCCTACATCAACCGGGGGTGGATCACCATGGATGAATATGAAAACTTGTGCGACTATCTGTTTAGCCCTTACGAGAAGCTTGGCGGCAACGGCAGCGCGAAGAAAGTGGTGGACATTTGCAAAACGCTGCCGATCCGTAAGGTCGAAAAGTAGCCGTAAAGCGTGGTTCAAAGTGCAACGTTCCTCCATATTTCCTACATTTTGAGCCTTTTTACGAAACTGACGGGCTTTCGATTTCGCTTGATTGTCAAGGGTTTTTCTTGGTTTTTGGGCTTTTTAAGGCGGGTTTCTCTTACGAAACGGATAACTGTTCTTATTAAAGGGCGGATTGTTCTTATTAAAGGGCGGATTGCTCTTATTAAAGGGCGGATTGCTCTTATAAGAGACCAAAAGCAGATATTTATGAAGCCTGAAAGAACTTTTTGCAGAAAAGTTTGTTGAAAAGCGACGAAAATTGAAAGTCAGATATTTCCTAAAAGTCCCCTAAGAGTTGTTAAAAGCGGATTGTTCCTACACAATTCCGCCACTGCATTCTTAGGGGACCGTTTTATTGGATCTTGCATATTTCTGCTTTCAGCCAGGAGAAATCGCGGGCGGTATAGACGCGCTCGGTAAGGTCCTGGATAGTGTGGCCAACGATGTATTTGATGGCGTACTCGTCCACGTTATATTTTTTGGCCGTGGTGACAAAGTGCTTGCGGCCGTCATGAGGGCGGTGATCGGGATTGAGACCCAGGGCCTTCATCAGCTGCTCGAAGTGGCGCAGGTAGGTTCGCATAGAAACGGCTTTATCGGCGCTAAAGAGGTACCGGTGCGCCGGGTCATATCGGGCTTTGACGAGGTCGAAGATGGCCGGATGAATGGGCACGACGCGGTTCTTTCCAGCCTCGGTTTTCATACCGCCAGTCATGGATCCGTTCGTTAAATCTATATTTTTGCACTCCAGGGTGAGGAGCTCCTGCGGCCGCCAACCGGAGTAGCACTGGATCAGCAGCATGTCGATCTCCGGATATTTGTCGAGATTGGCCCACAGGACGCCCATCTCGTCGTCGGTAAAGGGAATGTGCTCTTTTTGTGCTGTTCTGAGATTCTCCGTTACCTTCTTTTCAAGGCTGACAGCACGGGCGTAGTTGCGGTCCACAATTTCATATTCTACGGCGTAGTCCAGCAGCATGTTCAGCAGGATTTTTACATTGGATTTTACGCTGGCGGTGCTGCAGCCGTCGATGCACTGCTTGATGTGGCGGGGGCGGATGGCGCATACCTGCACGCCGTAAAGACTTGTGCAATGCGTCCAGGCGCTGCGGATCTGGTTGATGCGTGACTGGCTGCCAAGGCTCTCGAACTTCTTGGGAGACCATGCGGCATAGAGCTCCTGCACGGTGGTGCGCTTGGTCAGGTCGTAGGGGCTGGCCGCATATTTGATCAGCGCGGCGTAGGCCTCGTTGTAGGTTTCAAAGTAAGCGCAGGGCTTCAGGTTCTTGGTGATCGGGCGGCCCTGTTCGTTATAGCCCACCGTGACGCAGGCTCGGAAGGGCCTTGCCAAGTTGCGGTTCTTGATTTCGGAGATTTGGCCAAAGCCGTTTGGGAGTCTCTTGCGCTTTGGCTTTCTTTTATATTCCTTTGGCTGATCCTTGAGCGGATATCCGCAGTGCGGGCAGGCAAGGGCCTTATCCGAGGCCGGGAGCCCGCATTCTGGACAGGTAATCAGCATATTTTTGGTTGCCTCCCTTCCAGACCATTATAGCAGATGGCGGAGTAAATCGTTCCGCCACGCGCAAATAACAGTTTCTTTTATGACCAGAATGTACATGAAAGGAGAAATGCACATGGATACGGATTATCGCAGGTACGCCTATTCCGGGCCTGTGGTCAATGGGTTTGGCCAGATTGTGGCGGACAAGTGGGCTGGCGAAACGATGGCGACCTCGCCCATGAAGGCCCGCGCGAACTTTGCCTACCGCATCAAGACCGAGCTCGGATTGGTGGCCAGCGCAAAGCTTGTATTGCCCGGCAAAGTAACCGAGGTGCTCTGAGCCATAAAAGAAGCGGCCCCTGCAGGGGCTTTTCTTTTTATCTTAGAATAGAATTTTACAGAAAATCGTGGCATAAACAGGCCCTTTAATGGAATAACCATTATATAGAAAGGAAGGTTCGGACAAATGAGACGGGTGTATGTATACGCGTTCAATCAGGTGTTTGAGGTGGTGGCGTGCCAGTATTTGGAGGGAGATGAGATCTCGATCAAAAATATGCTTCGGCTGGTAACCTGGATGCAGGACATGAATCCGGGAGTTAGCGTATGCGCGATGGATAATAGACCGGGGCTCGCAAAGCTCTATCACAATCTGGCTAAATCGACCGACTTCACCAAGAGAATCGAGTTTGCGGACATGGTCGCAACCGAAGGGCTGATTTTCTCGTAACGGTGAACACAAAAGAGAAGAGGACAAACACGTCCTCTTCCTTTTTATTGCATATTTTCTCATGCGCTTACCCAAAATCCACGATATGTTGTGGTCACAAGGAGGTTGTGTGTATGGAAACAGCAAAATTAGGGTCGGTTCCCGTCGCCGTGGCGGCACGTGTATACGGAAAGGACGCGCAATGGGTTCGTAGCGGCATCATCGCGGGCTGGCTGCCCATCGGAAAGGCCACGAGGAATGGGCAGCTCGTGACCGATATTTCAAGCATCGGCGATAAGAAGGGGCGGATCAGCTACTATATTTCTCCAAGTCTCCTCTTTAAGGAGACGGGCTATGTGTGGGAGGGTAAGGGATCATGAAATCCGAGCTTTCAAATGCCAACCCGTACTATATTCCAAAGCAGCGCTATTACGAGCTCAAGCACTTCTGTCTGCAATACGCGGATTGGAGAAAGGAGCTGGCCGTGCTGGACGGATATTTGCGGGGAAGCGCCCTGGCCATCAGCAGCCGCAAGCATAATGAAAGCCGCCCCACGGAGGAGATTGCCCTGGAGCGGATGCGGACAAGCGACCGGATGGAGATGGTAAGGTCTTCCGTGGACGCCAGCGTTTCCGGCCCCGCCATGCGAAAGGCCCTGCTGATGGGCGTGACGGAGGGCGTGAGCTATGAGATTCTCTGCGCCCGGATACCGGAATTCTTAGAACCGCGGGACGTCTACTACGCTGGATACAGGCGGTTCTTCTGGAACCTGGACAGGGCTCGAAAGTAGACGCGCGATAAACAGCCCTTCTTATGGAAAGACGATATTAAAGGAGGACTGACTTATGTTGTTTAACTTAGCAATGACTCTCTTGATGGTGCTTGTGCTTATGGCTGCTGTGTCTGCGGGATGCTTTATATTTGAAGTGATCCGCATCGCATGGCTGTATCACACATGCAAGCCTGTTGAGACGGAATGCTGCGAAGAGATCGACTATGCGAAATTCCTATAATCGAATCAAAAAGCGAGAGGCTGACAGCGCCTCTTTCTTTTGCCCGTTCGCACCATAAACAGCCCTTCTTATGGAAAGACGATATTTGAGGAGGACTGACTTATGTTTGATTGGGTAATGATTTTCTCGGCTGGCTTCTCGATTGCGATCGCTGCGTTGATTGTATTGGCTGTATTGGCGGCCATTCAGTTGGTGCGGCGCATTTACAAGCGGGCGACTGAAAAGCCGGAATACTACTACGCGCCGATCAGCTGGACCGGGCATTCCTACAATCGCGATCAAAGAAGAGGCTAACACGGCCTCTTTCTTTTATATTTGAAAGGAGAAAAAGAACATGTCAAATGTCGAAATGCACAAGGCGCTCTGCGAGGAACTGAACCGCATCTATGAGAAGAAGAACCACGACTACGGGGATTCCTTCCATCAGACGTTTCTGGAGGAAGGGATGGCCATGCCGCGCATCAGGCTGTCAGACAAGCTGAGCCGTTTTAAGGCTCTGACTAAGGCCGGCGGGCAGGAGGTAAACGACGAATCCATCCGGGATACGCTGCTGGACTTGGCCAACTATGCCCTGATGACAGCGATGGAGCTGACAGAGTATACGGAGCTATACGCGGACGACAAGCCCGTTGCGACGATTCGCGTAAATCCGCACGCACTGCCCCGTAAGGACTGATATTTTGGTATTGGAGGAAAACACGATGACATTGCTTTGCTGTATCGTCCTGGCGCTGGCCAGCGGACTGGCCGGATACCTGCTTGGCGTATGGCGCTTCTATGAAAAGGGCTTTTACGGCCGCCTGGTTGTGGTGGAAGAGGAGGGCGAAAAGCCGGAGCTGTTCGTGGAGCTCAAGGATACGCCCGATCAGATCAATCATCGCTCCTGCGTGGTGCTGGATGTGGTGCATCGTCCGCGTAATTAACAGGGTGTATTATGGAACCTATATTTACAGAAAGGACGAGGATTTATGAGAGAAGAAACTGTCGAACGGATGATGATTGAGGTGCTCAAGCGTGAAAAGGAAAAGCTGGATACGCTGGAGCCGGGAACCGATGAATACAAGCGTGTATCGACCGAGTACAACGAACACTGCACGCGCATGACGGATTACCGCAAGCAAAAACGGGATCGGATTGTGCGTGCATGCGTGGACGGTGCTGGGATCATATTGCCGCTGGCGTTCTACGCGGCCTGGCTTAAGCAGGGCTTCCGCTTTGAGGAGAGCGGGCACCTGTTTGCATCGTCCACATTCCGGGGATTTATCTCAAAGCTCCGGCCTGACCGGTAAGGAGGGTAAAGGGCAAAGAGTGCGTGATAAGCGTGCTCTTTTGCTTTTTGTTTATGCGCTATCATCATGTTGCGGCGCCGTCCGGGCGCTTTGCCGGGGAAATCTATATTTGCGATCACCCGGCCTATAACCGCTGCACGCTGTACCGATCAGGCCCTCGCGGGCTGGCGGTGATTCAGCAGCGGCTGCGGCCCGGAACAAAGGAAACGTATTGGACGGAGCTGGACATGGGGCTTTCCCGCGATATTTACGAGCATCCCGCGTTCCGGGACTACTTTGAGGCACGTGCGGGCAGGCCCCTTGGCGATCTCTACCCTACCGTCACGGCGCGGCAGATTATGTGGGCGCTGCGCATGAAGCCGCTGCCCAAGGCGCGCTGGGAGACGGTGTTTGACAGGCGGGATATTTGAGCCGCGCAATAAACATGCCTTTTTATGGAAAGAAACCATTAAAGGAGGAGTTTACGATGAAATCCATGAAGAGCTTAACGATGAAGCAAAGACTGAAGGTTTGCGCGATCATGCTATGGAGAGTGTTGTGGGAATTGTGCTTTGACCTTCCTGTCGGCGCCATTCTGTGGTCTGTTGGGTCTGTGCTTATAGCTGTTAGTATACTGTACGGCGCGATATTTAACAGGGACGATATTGGTGACATACTGGAAGAATGTAAGAGCACAATTAGTAGTGCGCTCAGGACTACATGCGCGGATTTTAAATGTCGGTTCGACGTTAAGCTGCTGGTAGATCAAATTCTCGAAAAGGAATTTCCGGACGAGGAGGAGCCTTAACAGGCCCTCTTTCGTTTTCCGATATAGACAACGGCTGCTTCTCGTGATAGAATAAAAACAAAAACTGGAGGAATGAACCGATGAAAAGAAGAATTTCCTTGGCGATTTGCGTGCTGTTAATCATCGTCTCCGGCGCGGCCGTGGCGGACGATACGGTAACGCTTGACACCCTGGTGGGGCTCAAAGCCGATCTCGAAGCTGCCCAGGCGACCATTGCGGAAACAACAGCCTGGTGCGAAAGAGAAATAAGCCTGTTTTCTCTTACGACGGGTGTTTATATTTGCGGAGACGGGGATTTGGAGCCTGGGTACTACGTTGTGCGTCCGAATGCACGAACGGACATCCGCAACGGCTGTAAAATCAGCATTTGGGAGAACGAAACAGACGAGGCCGCATGGGGCTCTGAAACGGTTGGGCAAGGCAGAACGTTTACGTTCCCGCTGAAGGAGGGCTGGAAGCTTAAGCTAACAGGGAATGCCGACATCGAAAAGCTGAAGGGCGAAATCTCTGCCGATATTCGCGCATCGGAATACGCGAGCCTGATTGAAATTAACGGGATTGTTTCGGATGCGCTGGCGGCCGTGAACCAGGCGATTGCCGGCACGCAAGCGAACTCCACTCATAACGGGATGCTTCTGAAGCCCGGCATCTATATTTGCGGATCGGACACGATTCCGGCAGGAACCTACCTGTTTACGATGACCAAAGCGGACGAGAATACGAGTCCTCGCATTGAGATAAGAACGAACGAGATGAATGGCGGAACCTTTATACTGACGCAAGCGGCTCCGCAGGTTGTGATTACAGTAAACGACGGGGATCCGCTTGGCGTAAAGAACTGCGAGGGATATTTGACGAAGTTTGGTTTCTGATCCGCGCAATAAACAGCCTCTTCTATGGAAAAGAACACAAATTTCTGTAAGGAGGAATCTGTTATGATTATTCTGATTATCATGGGGTTTATTCTGTGTGGAACGTTGGTAAAGGAAACGACCTCGCTTGGTAAATCGTTTATTCATAAGGGAGCGGACATCGTACGAGACAAGTGCCATCTGGACTAAAGGCAAAGGGCCCCGCAAGGGCTCTTTTCTTTTTTGCATGGAGGGAAAAACGTTGAATTGCCCAAAAGAGGAGCTGCGGCGGGAGGCGATGAGTCTTGCCTGGCAGCTTAGGCCAAAGCCTATGAAGAAGCGGCTATATTCTGACATCATTCGGGAGGTGACGCTGGACGAAATTGCGGACATTGTCGGATGCACACCGCCGGATCTGTTGGCGGATGCGCTGTATGACTATATTTCGGGGCTTGAGCGCATGCACGCAGAGGTTCTTGCGCCGGATGCGAGAAAATTTTGTGAGATTGCCTACCGCACGGCCAAGCGCTATATGGACGCGCTGATTGCCTGGCGGTTCAAGCAGGAATTGGAGTGAGGAAAAGCATGGTTACATTTACACGGATTCCCGGCGTACGGTATTTTATGCAGTGCGTTGGGGGTATTACGAGCCAGAGTGCTGGGCTTGCTGTCTTCCATGAGGATCACAATATCGAACCGCCAAGAGTCGTCATTGATCTGATACTGCCACTGGAGTCGTTAAGGGACGCATTGCAGCTTAAGTGGGCGGCGGACGCCATTGTATCTGACTTCAAAAATGGCTCGGTTAAGGCCGTAAAGATAGAGGAGGAGGGATCACATGACTATCTATGAATGTCAAAAGAACCAGGAGTATCGGATATCCTACGCAATACATAAGGGACGTGGGCTTCCAATGCTTCTATTTTCCCGTGTGGAAGACGGGAAGGACGTGGACGAATTCGCGTTTATTCTGACCAGCTCCGTACATGCCGGGCTGATTTCTCGTTTGTGCGATAAGGCAAAAATTACGCTGGAAAAGATGGAGGGAGGACAAATCGTATGGCCGAAAAACTTACAGTAACACCGTTTCCGAAGGATATGAATGCAGTTTTCAAGCAGCTGATCGAACGTGCGGCGCATAAGAGCAATGCGATTGCGATTCGAACCTGCGGGTTCTTGTATGTTCTGAATAACCCGCTGACGCATGGCGGTTGTCCGATGCGGATGTTGCGTTTTTCCGGGCCGACTATCTCGGAAATCGCTAACATTATAGAGAACCCGAATCAAGCGCTGCTGCTGGTGAAGTACGAGGACGATCAGGACGACACGGAAGAAGATGGAGAGGTGCCTGAGCCATGAGTATATTGAAGCTCTTGTCCAGCCTGTCCACCGGCGCGAGGGCGGAAGGGACACCGCAGAAGCCCTCCGTACTGCGCGATATTCTGGACAGCCCGGATGATTACAAGCTGGAGGCCTACATTGAAGATGATGGTCTGGTAGTGCGAGTGCGCAAGCGGCAGAAGCGTCTGGCAAAGCCCGCGGCAAAAACAGCCCTTCTTATGGAAGAAAGGAGGTAAGAAGCATGGATAAGGATAAACTTTGGGAAGTGCTTGGATATGTTGGTCTCGGGCTTACGCTGCTGGGCACGCTGGTAAAGGGCGTGTCGAGCGTGAAGAGTACGGAGAAAAACATTGACAAGTCGGTGAATAAGTATCTGGACAAGTATCTTGCCGACGACAAGTAAGGGATGGAGCCCAACAGGGGCTCTTCCCTTTTATATTTAGGAGGATAGCATGTGGGATGATGGAGACATTCAGGACATTCTTGAGGTAACGAATTCATTGTGCGAGCTTTTTCTAAGCAGGACTGTTGAAAATGCGGAAGAACCCCATGTATATGAGCTTTTGCGGATTGCTCGAATTGAGGGATTTCTTAACGGAGTATTTGATTTGATGCGCCTGCATATAGTGACAATCCAGCTCAGCGAGGACGACATGCGGATGATCGTGCGCGGCATTATCGACAGGTCTGTAATTGCTCTATACAAAAAGTATCTTCCAGCCGAGAAGTGCGAAAAGCTTATGGCCATCTTTGAAAAGTACAAATGACAAACGAAGAAGCGCTGGATGTGCTGTGCCTGTACCGGCGGACATGGCTGCACGAGGCTACGCCGGGACTGAGCCCGCAGGGGATCGTATACGAGCTGTCGTGTCGCCGGGCGGCGGAAAAGGAGCTGGAGAACCGCATTGCCGACGCGGAGGAGACCGAAAACCCCATCGATGTGGTCACGCACCTGATGCACGAGATCGACTGGGTATGCGCCAAGGGGCAAAGCAGGCCCTATAAGGCTTTCTTTGAGGAGGTGATGGACGAGCTGCGATTTTTGCGCGACATGCTATCTACTGCGGATGGAGGAAGAGAATGAATAAGGAAGGATTTAACGAGACGGTATCGACCGTCGGGCATTTTCTGGAGCGGACGAGCCCTACCTGGATGACTGGGCTGGGCATCGGCCTGTTATTTACCGCAATCGGTCTTGGAGTGCGGGCAACCGTTAAGACCCAGGCAAGGCTTGAAGCCCTGAAAAAGAAGAAAGGAGAGGATAAGCTGACCGCCAAAGAGACCCTATCGGCTGCCTGGAAGGACTACATTCCAACGGCTGTCAGCGCGGTGGGCGGCGCGGCGCTGATTATCGCATCGGATCATGCGTCCAATACCCGCAACGCGGCCTTAGCGACTGCCTATACGCTGTCTGAGACCGCGCTGCATACGTACCGGCAAAAGGTAGCTGAGACCATCGGCGAGAAAAAAGAGCAGCGTATCCGGGAGGAGGCGCAAAACGAGGCCGCCGAGAGCCGTCCGGAGTTCAAAAGACCCGTGATCGTAACCCCGCTTGGCAGCGTTCGCTGCTTTGATGCGCTGTCCGGCAGACCCTTTACCTCCGACCGGGAGGCCATCAATAAGGCGGTTAACGAGATCAACCGCAGGCTCCGGGACGAAATGTATATTTCCCTCAACGAATACTACGATGAGATCGGGCTTGACCGCATCCCCATCGGCGATTGCTTGGGCTGGAACATCGACAAGGGATATCTGGACGCAGAATTCTCCGCGACCCTCATGGAGGACGGCACGCCCTGCATGGTGGTGGACCTGAACTGTGTGCCCGATTACAAATTCCAGATCTGACCCCGCGTAATAAACAGGTAATTATATGGAGAAGACATCTCCGTAAAATTGAAAGGAGACTATCACAATGGCTAACGAGAACGAAATCATGACGAACGAAGTTGCGAACGAGGTTGTTGAGGCTGCGAAGGATTCGAGCGGTTACGGTGCGGTTGCTGCGGTGCTTGGCATTGGCGCGCTGGCTGGTATTGGTATCAGCTTTGCTGCGCGAAAGATCAAGGCGCTGTATGACAAGAAGCATCCGGGCCACAAAGGATTCCTGAAGCGCCGCAAGAAGGCCGAGAAGGGCGACGTCGTCTACGACGAGAGCGAGGACATTGAGAAGAACTACAAGATTGACTAAGGATGTCAGAACCCGAGGGAAAGGACCGAAAACAAGGTCTTTTCCCTTTTTCTTTTTGCGAGAAAGGATGCTTTGATGGAAAACTACAGATCCAATTCCAATAAATCCAAACAGGAGGAACGCAAAAAGGTAGAAAAGGTGGTGTCCGGAGCGGCACAGAAGGGCACTGGCGGAAAGGGCGGCTTTTTCAAATCCACCGTGGAGTCCGTGGGTCGATATTTGCTGCACGAGATCCTGGTGCCGGCGCTGAAAAAGACGGTGGATTCCATGATTACAAACGGCTCGCACATGTTTTTATATGGCGAGGCGAGCAAGCGTGATTCCCGCGGGCCGTCCCCGGTGCCCAAGGTGTCCTATCGCTCGGCCTATGACGACCGACGGAGTGACTATGCGGAGGACGACGCGGGCTCGTACAAGGGCTACAACTACGGTACGGTGCTGCTGAGCACGCGCGGAGATGCTGAAGACGTGCTGGACCGGCTGGCGGAGATCGTGGGTGAGTTTGGCGTGGTGTCGGTGGCCGATCTGTATGAGATGTGCGGGCTGGATACCGACTGGACGGACGCAAACTATGGATGGACGAGCGTCCGCAATGTGCAGGTGGCGCGAAACTCGGACGGATATTACACGCTGAGAATGTCCCGCCCGTCGCCCATTAACGAACGGAGGAGATAATCCCATGCTATGCCCGAAATGCGGCGGATGGACGACTGTGATCGATTCGAGGATGATATCCGGAACCGTGCGCCGGCGCAGGGAATGCGTGCAGTGCGGCAAGCGGTTTTCGACGGAGGAGACGCTGTATAAATTCCAGCGGGTGGACAAGCCGATTGTACTTGGCGACATGATAACCCAATTTATGAATGGAAAGAAGGAAGCAAAACGATGAGTTTTTTGAATAATCTGGCGGAAAACGTAAGCACGGGTCTGGCGCATATTCGCTGGAACCTGACGGAGCATTCCCCCGAGATTCTGCTATTTGGCGGTGTGACCGCGATTACCGGCGGCACGGTGCTGGCCTGCAGGGCGACGCTCAAGACCCGCGACCGCGTGATGCTGGCCAAGGCGCACGTGACGGAGATGAAGCAGGAGGTCAAGGATGAGAAGGAGGCCAAGAATCTGGAGGGAAAAATCTTCTTCCGTGCCGGACTTCAGATCGCCTCGGACTTTGCGCCCGGCGTACTCCTGAGCCTGGCCGGCATTGCCTGCGTGTGCAGCAGCAACTATATTTTGCAGCAGCGAAATGCGGCCCTGGCGGCAGCCTATGCAATCCTGGATAAGGGCTATCGCGAGTACCGTGCCCGCGTGGCCGAGCGCTTTGGCGATGCGACCGAAAAGGAAATCCGATATTCTCTGCGCTCCGAGCGTGTAGAGGGTGAAATGGAGGACGAGAACGGCAAAAAGAAGAAGGTCAAGGGCAGCGTTCAGGTATCCGGAATGGACGAGAGCACGACCTATGCCCGTTTCTTCAAGGAGGGGTGCTCCGGCTTTGAGCGCAACGGCCACTACAACCTGATGTTTCTGAAGGGCCAGCAGGAATTGGCCAATCTGAAGCTGCGCACACAGCGGTATCTGTTGCTTAACGAGGTATACGAGATGCTGGGCATGAAGCCTACGAAGGCGGGCGCGGTGGTTGGCTGGCTGTACGATGAAAAGAACCCGACCGGCGATAACTATGTAGACTTTGGCATTTACAACCTGGGCAAGGAAGAGCTGGCACGCATTCAGGACAGCGTGGATCAGCAGATTCTGCTGGACTTTAACGTGGACGGGTATATTCTGGACGGCGCGGTATCAAGAAAACTGATGGAGGCGTAAGCGATGAACGGCGGAATTGGCTTTCTGCTTGGCGCGGCGGTCGGAGGGGCTTCCGCGTTCGTTGGCACATGGAAGTATTGGGAGCGCAAATCCCGTGAGATCGAGGACGCGGCTGTGGAATCCTGCCGCAAGGCGTTTGGCCGTCCCCGGCATACGGAGGAGCCCGTAAAGCCGGATATTTCCAAGGATGAAACGAAAGACGCGCCTGCCCCAGAAGAAGTAGAGGCATACAAGGAGGCTGCTGCGCCATACGCTCCGCCCTTTGAGGAGGACGAGGACGAACCCACTGGACGCTATATCATCGCGCCCTTTGAGTTTGGCAACCGGGATTACGAGGAGAGAAGCTTTACCTACTATCCTGGCGGCCAGATCGAGGACGAGGATGGGCATCTGCTGACGAGCGATGAAATCGAGGAGACGATTGGCGCTGACGCCATCAACCACTTTGGGGAATACGAGGAGGATTCGGTCTTTATCCGCAACGACGATCGGGGATACGACTACGAGCTTCTGCGCTCCGTCCGGCCATATTTTGACCCGGCGCATCCCTATGACTTCTCGGGAGAGGAGGAATAATGTCCGAGGACGTACAGACTTCCTATTTTAACTGGATCTGTGATCTGGTAGGGGGCTGGGATCGGAGAGAGCTTATGTATTTTCTCCATTCCCGGCCTTTTGAATACACCTATATGATGGACCGCAACCGCGCGGACGACGGAATAGACCTGCGGTATCGATTTGGATACGAGCAGGGGCTGCCCGATCCCGTGGTTGCGGCATATTTGGACAAGCGCGACTGCTCTATGCTGGAGATGATGGCTGCCCTGGCGCTGCGGTGCGAGGAGGACGTAATGGCCGACCCCGACGCTGGCAACCGCACGGCCGAATGGTTTAACGGGATGCTGGAGAGCATGGGTCTGTCGGACATGACGGACGGACGCTTTGACGAGCACACGGCATCCGATGCGGTGGACAGGCTGCTTAGCCATCGATATTTTCCCGACGGAAAGGGCGGGCTTTTCTGGATCCAGCAGGAAACGACGGGAGAGCGCAGAGACATGCGCAAATACGAGATCTGGTATCAGATGATGTGGTACCTTGACAACATCATAACGGAGGAATAAAGGCAATGGATGATTTCATGAACGAACTCGGGAGAATCGTTGGTCTGACGCTCAGGGATCACGCCGAGGCGATCAAGACCACGCAGAAGACCGTCTACAAGGTGGCGTTTTTGCTGGGCGGAATGCTGTATATGCTTCACGACACCAGAAAGCGGCAATCAGCGCTTCGGGATCGCGTGTATGCGCTCGAAAAGAAGGCGAAGGAATTCGATCAGGCGCTTGAGTATACGGAAGAGGATGCGTAAGGCGGCATGATCGATTTCCTGAGAATCGCCACGCGCTCCACCCGGCGCGGCGTTGTGGAAATCTATCCAAAGTTTGTGATACGGAACCCGTCGGACGATCTGATGATCCGCGGCGGGGATTTCTACGCGGTCTGGGTGGAGGAGCGCGGCCTATGGTCTACCAACGAGCAGGATGCGATCAACCTGATTGATTCGGAGCTTAAGGCCTACGCGGACGAGTACCGCAAGACCAGCGAGAGCGAGATCCACGTGCTCTACATGTGGGACGCATCCAGCGGCATGATTGACCTGTGGCACAAGTATGTGCAGCGGCAAATGCGGGATTCCTACCACATGCTGGACGAGCGGCTCATATTTCAGGACGCCAAGACGACGAAGACTGATTACGCATCCAAAAAGCTTCCCTATCCCAAGGATACGGGCGAGCCGGAGGCGTGGAACAAGCTCCTGGGCACGCTATATTCTCCCGAGGAGCGCACGAAGATCGAATGGGCGATCGGCTCCATCGTATCGGGGGACTCGCGCAAGAACCAGAAGTTCATGGTGTTCTACGGCGCGGCGGGCACGGGTAAATCGACGGTCATCAACGTGATTCAGCAGCTGTTTGAGGGCTACACCTCGGTGTTTGACGCAAAGGCCCTTGGCTCCAGCAGCAACAGCTTTGCCCTGGAGGCCTTTCGCAAAAACCCGCTGGTGGCCATTCAGCACGACGGCGATCTGAGCCGGATTGAAGATAACACGCGGCTCAATTCTCTGGTGTCGCACGAGGCGATGACAGTGAACGAGAAGTTCCGCTCTGCCTACGAGAACCGCTTCAAGGCGTTTCTCTTTATGGGCACCAACAAGCCCGTCAAGATTACCGACGCGCGGTCGGGCCTGATCAGACGACTGATTGACGTATCGCCCACGGGCAATAAGCTGCCGCCCAAGGAATACAAGGCGCTTGTCAAGCAGGTTGGGTTTGAGCTGGGCAAGATTGCCACGCGCTGCGAGGACGTCTATAACGAAGACCCCGGGCGCTATGACGATTATATTCCGCTGGGCATGATGAGCGCGTCCAACGACTTCTACAACTTTGTGCTGGATTCCTGGCAGGTCTTTAAGCAAAACGACGAAACGACGCTCAAGGCGGCCTGGGAGATGTACAAGGCGTACTGCGAGGACGCGAAGGTGCCCTATCCATATCCGCAGCGGCTGTTCAAGGAGGAACTCAAGAACTACTTTCGGGAGTTCTATGAGCGCGAGAGCCGTCCAGATGGAACGCGCATTCGCAATCACTATGTAGGGTTCATCAAGGACAAGTTTGAGAACGATATTCAGGAGGTGGAAAAGGTCGAAAAGCCGCCGGACGAACTGCCCGACTGGCTGCGGCTGAGGGCTGGCGAATCGGCGTTTGACAAGCTGTTTGCCAAGTGCCCTGCGCAGTATGCAACGGAAAACGAGCGGCCACTCAATAAGTGGGACAACGTAAAAACCCAGCTCCGGGACCTGGATACGAGCAGACTTCACTATGTGCGAACGCCTGAAAGCTATGTACACATCGACTTTGACTTAAAGGGCCCGAACGGCGAAAAAAGCCTGGCGCTCAACCTGGAAGCCGCACGCAAATGGCCGCCGACCTATGCCGAGGTCAGCAAGGGCGGGCAGGGGCTGCACCTGACCTATATATACAAGGGCGATACGGCGACACTGAGCTGCATCTACGACGATAACATTGAGATCAAGGTTTGCCGGGGGCTGAGCTCGCTTCGGCGCAGGTTGTCGCTGTGCAACGACCTGGAGATTGCGTCCATCAGCTCAGGTCTGCCGCTGAAAGGAGAGGGGAAGACGCTTAACTTTGACGCTGTGCTGTCCGAGCGCGCCATCCGGACGCTCATCAAGCGCAACTTAAACAAGGAGTATCACGGGGCCACCAAGCCCAGCGTGGACTTCATATTTAAGATCCTGGAGGATCAGTACAACGCCGGGACGCACTACGACGTGAGCGACCTGCAAACGGCGGTGCTCAGCTTTGCTGCCGGGTCCACGCATCAGGCAGAGGCCTGCGTAAAGCTGGTTGGCAGGATGCACTTTAAGAGCGAGGAGCCATCGGAGCCCTGCGAGGATACAGACGGAGGCCTTGTATTTTTCGATACCGAGGTCTTTCCAAACCTGTTTCTGGTCAACTACAAGGCGCAGGGGGACGGAAAGCCGGTTGTGCGCTTGGTGAATCCAAAGCCTTCAGACATAGAAACGCTGGTTCGTCACAGGCTGGTAGGGTTTAACTGCCGCAAGTATGACAACCACATGCTCTACGGCTGCATGCTGGGATATTCCAACGAGCAGCTCTACAAGCTGTCCGGAAGGCTCATCAACAACGAGAAGTCCGCGCAGTTTGGCGAGGCGTTCAACCTGTCGTACACCGACGTATACGATTTTTCAAGCAAGAAGCAGAGCCTGAAAAAGTTCGAGATCGATTTGGGCATTCACCATCAGGAGCTGGGGCTTCCTTGGGATCAGCCTGTGCCGGAGGAGCTATGGCCCAAGGTGGCGGAATACTGCGACAACGACGTCATCGCCACCGAGCGGGTATTTGAGGCGCGGAAGGCAGACTTTGAGGCCAGGCAGGCGCTGGTGCGCATCATAAACGCCTTGTACGACGGAAAGGTACGGGCGACGGTCAACGACACCACGAACAGCCTGTCCGCCAAGGTGATATTTGGCGCCAACAAGAGCCCGCAGAATGAGTTTGTCTATACCGATCTGTCCACGCTGTTCCCAGGTTACAAGTATGAATACGGCAAGTCCAGCTATCGGGATGTGGAGGAGGTGGGCGAGGGCGGCCGTGTCTGGGCAAAGCCCGGCATGTACTTTCATGTCAAGACCTTTGACGTGGAGTCCATGCATCCGCACTCCATCAAGGCGCTCAATCTGTTCGGCGACCGGTACACCAGACAGTTCTATTCTCTGGTCGAGGCGCGCGTAGCCGTCAAGCACCGGGACTTTGACAAGCTCAAGACCCTGTTTAACGGCGTGCTGTATGCCATAGCGCAGGGAATGAGCAAGGAGGAGCTTGACAACCTGTGCCTGGCGCTCAAGATCGTCATCAATTCGGTGTACGGCATGACAAGCGCGAAGTTCTCCAACATATTTAAGGACCCGCGGAACGTGGATAACATTGTCGCCAAACGCGGGGCTTTATTTATGATCGACCTGCAGCACGCGGTGCAGGAGCGCGGGGGCGAGGTGGTGCACATCAAGACCGACTCCATCAAGGTGGCCAACCCCACGCCCGAGATCGAGCAGTTCATCCTGGATTACGGGCAGAAATGGGGATATTCCTTCAAGGTGGAGTCCGTGTACAAGCGCTTCTGCCTGGTAAACGACGCGGTATACATCGCCTACGAGCAGGGAGAAGGCGATAAGAGCGACCACTGGACGGCTACAGGCACGCAATTCCAGGTGCCGTATGTGTTCAAGACGCTCTTTACGCACGAGGCCATCGCGTTTGACGATCTGTGCGAGACAAAGGAGGTAACCAGCAGCCTATATTTGGACTTTAACGAGACGCTGCCCGACGTAACGCTGCTGGAAAAGGAGCTGGACAACCGAAGGAAGGGGAAGCCCGGCAAAGGCTACTCCGATATTTCGGATGAGGAGCTGAAAAAGCGCGTTGCCGAGGGGCACGACTATCGATTTATCGGAAAGGTAGGGCAATTCTCCCCCGTAAAGGCGGGCGTTGGCGGCGGGATTCTGTGCCGAGCGTCCACCGGCAAGGAGGGGGAGATCGCATACAACGCTGCGACCGGCACCAAGGGGTATCGGTGGCTTGAAAGCGAAACGCTGCGAAAAGCCGGGGATATTTCAGTGATCGAGCAGAGTTACTATCGCAGGATGGTGGATGAGGCACGTGATACTATATCCAAATTCGGTGATTTCGAGCATTTCGCAACCATTGACAAGGAGGAATCCGCATGAGATTTCTGGGTACGCTGTTTGACTTTGTGATGACGCTGGCTACCGGTGGGCTGTGGCTGCTCTGGGTGCTGCTGCGCTGGATGAGGAAGCACTGATATGAACCATATGTGGCTCTTTATCGCATCGATCTTCGGCGGATTCTGGTATGGCCTGGTCTGCCTGTCGCACAAAAGCTACGGGGAGCGCATCCCCGGCATCGATCGGCTCGGCTTCCTGGTTTGCTGGGGAGCCGTGCTCTTATATTTGGTGAAAGGAGGCGGCTGATACGGATCGCGAGGCCAAGGAATGGATGGATCGGTACTACCGTTTAGCCGACACCATCGCGGGCATTATGAATAAGAGCTGCAATAGCTGCACGGGCAAATGCAGCTGCAAGCCGGAGTGGGGAGAGCCCGTCCGGTATAACTGCCCGTTCTATGAAAAGCGGGAGGAGGATGTCGATGATATCAAGGCTTAAGCATCAGAAAAACGCGTATCGCATTTGCGGTGGCCTGATGCTGAAAGATCTTGACCAGATCGTCCGGGAGCAGGGCGGCATCCGGAGCCTGTACTGCAATCCTACCACCTGGAAATGGTATTTCCATCCGCGGCTCCCCATGGTCGGGAGCATCCTGCATATTTCAACCAAGCTCCCAGACAACGTGCTGTACGTAAACCCTGACTGGGACAACAAAAAGGAGGATATTTAACATGGCTTATCGCAACATTCCCAATATTTCGATCGAGGACGCGCGCATCATCTTTAAGAACTTTTCTGGCAAGGGGTCGGATTTCAACGCAGAGGGCGTTCGCAACTTCTGCCTGGTGCTGGACGAGGAAAATGCGGACAAGCTTCGCGCCGACGGCTGGAATGTAAAGGAGCGTCCGCCGCGTGATGAAGATGACGCGCCGCTGTTCTATCTGCCGGTGGCTGTTGCCTTCAGTCATGTGCCGCCCAAGATCGTGCTGGTGAAGGGCCCCGGCAAGCTGGTGCGCCTGGACGAGGACAGCGTGCATATTCTGGACACGGCGTATATTTCCAAGGTCGATCTGACGGTAACGCCCTACCAGTGGGAGCTCAAGTCCGGCAAGTCTGGCGTGAAGGCATATCTTAAGACCATGTACGTAACGCTGGACAAGGACGAATTTGAGGATCGCTACGCCGGGGAGGTGGAATAAGGATGGGCCCCTGGGATGATTGCAGCGGGAGGCTTCTGACGAATGCCGTACCGGTTGAGAAAAAGACGCCGCTGCCGAGCGAGGATATTATGGAAAAGCTTCGAGTACCGAAGTCGGAGTCCGATATTACGCTGGGCAGGCTCTACTGTGAACTAATGGGCCAGCGCCGCGCAGACGCTGCTGGGATATTCCAGTCCGCACTGGACAAAGGCCATGTGCTTTGTGTTCAGTATCAGATGGATCCCGGAAAATTCACAATCAAGTTTATCGACCTCTCCATAATAATCCTTACCGAGCCGATGCCGGTTCAAAACCTGTACGACATCTGGATGGCCTGGCATGGGGAACAATTCGGCGAATCCCTCTCTGATGTGAACCAGTTCTTAGAAAAGGAGACGATAGAATTTATGAACACGAACTGCCTGTGCAATACGGCTCTTGATTGCAAAGCCCGCACGATCCCCGAGGTCAACCTCATTCAGCGCCGCGGCCGCTGCACCATCGTCAAGTGGCAGGACGGCACGGAAACCAAGGTGGTACTGGAGGAGGGCAAGCCCGACACCGGCATATTTGGCGCGTATTGCATTGCGCTGGCCAAGAAGTGCGCGGGAAGCACCGAAAAGCTGCTCCGTACGATTGACGAGCATGACGAGCGCGCCATGAAGTGCCGCTATCTGGCACGAGTGCAGGAGCTGCGCGAAAAGCGGCTGAAGAAGGCCGCGGAGGACCGAAAGTGCAAGTGGGAAGAAGATGTGGCTGCCGCCATGTACGATTCCAGAGTGCGGGATGAGGCCATCAAGCGCCTGTGGGCCAAGGAAGAAAAGGAGGATATTTAACATGCGCGCGACGGAATACTTTGAGAAATACGACCAGCCGCTGATGGAGGTCTTTCGCATCGGCGGAGAGAAGGCAGCGGACGTTGCTGGGGATTTTGCCGGCGAATTCCTGCGCGAGATGGGCGATATTTGCGCGATGCGCCACGTAACGCGGATGAGCGGGATCAACAGCGCGGTCAAGGACCAGAACAATAAGTGGAACAAGGTGGTTCGTCTGTTTACCGCCAAGTACGGCTGCTCTCCCATCAAGCAGGACGGCTTTAAGGAGCTGTTCCAGAAGTTCGAGAGCCAGTTTATTCTGACGGAGGAGCAGGATGGCTGAAGAGATGACTTATTCTGAGAAGTACCGCGCGCAGCTCGTTGCCGCGCTGGAGGCCATCGGACAGCAGATTCATGACCAGGCGACCGATCTGGTGGGCAATGTAGATTTGCTGACGAAGATGGTGCTGACGGTAGCGCTGCCTGCCGGGGGCGATATTTTCTTCCCCGAGATCAAGGTGGAGCGCCAGCACATTGTGCCCGTGGCGGATCGCGTGTGGATGCAGAAATGAGCGGCGTATCCCTGTATCCGTATCAGCTGGACGCGGTGCGCCGCATGCGAAACGGATGCATCCTTTGCGGAGGTGTGGGGTCTGGCAAATCCCGCACCTCCCTTGCATATTACTATGCGCAGAACGGCGGCATTCTGGGCACGGATCGGTACGTAGAGATGAAGAATCCCAAGGATCTCTATATTATTACCACCGCCCGAAAGCGCGACACCATGGAGTGGAACGAGGAGATGGTTCCGTTTCTCCTGTCCGCAAACCCCGAGGCAAATCTATATGCCAATAAGGTGGTCATTGACAGCTGGAATAATGTTGGAAAGTATGCAGAGGTAACGGGCGCGTTCTTCATATTTGACGAGCAGCGCGTAGTGGGCAAGGGTAAATGGGTAAAGAGCTTCCTAAAGATTGCCAAGGCCAACGCCTGGATTCTCCTGTCCGCCACGCCGGGAGACACGTGGAGCGATTATATTCCCGTGTTCATTGCAAACGGGTTCTATAAGAATCGCTCGGAGTTCTCACGCGAGCACATCATCTATAAGGCCTTCGCGAGGTTCCCACAGATCGACCGCTACGTAAACGAAGGGCGTCTCATCAAGTACCGCCGCGATATTCTGGTCACCATGGACTTTGAGCGCAAGACCGTCAGCCAGCACATCGACTGGTGGGTGCTCTACGATATTCAGAAGTACAAGGCGGCCATCCGGACGCGCTGGAATCCCTACAAGGATGCGCCCACGGTCAATGCATCCGAGCAGTGCTTTGTGCTGCGCCGCATTGTCAACGAGGATGAATCGCGTCAATTGGCGGTACTGGGCGTGCTGGAGGATCATCCAAAGGTCATCATATTCTACAACTTCGATTACGAGCGGGACATTCTGCTGCATTTGGGATATCCGCCTGGGACAGTCGTTGCCGAGTGGACGGGCCATGAGCACCAGAACGTGCCAGACGGCGACAGATGGGTATATTTGGTGCAGTACACGGCGGGCTGCGAGGGCTGGAACTGCGTAAAGACCGACACCATGATCTTTTACTCCCAGACCTACAGCTACAAGGTGGCGGAGCAGGCGGCAGGCCGGATTGACCGGCTGAATACTCCGTTTCGAGAGCTGTATTACTATCATTTGCGCAGCCGGGCCGGGATCGATGTGGCCATCGGGCGTGCGCTGGCAGCCAAAAAGAACTTCAGCGAAGCCGGGTTTGCCCGGAGGCTGAATAAGGGAGACAAGTAACATGCAGAAAATATTCACCGTGCCGCAGGTAGCGGACATGCTGCATAAGACCCCGCAGCGCATCTACGCATGGATTAGCAGGGGCTTTCTGCGCGTTCTTCCGCGCACCGACAATCACAAGTGGGTGACGGTTGCAGAGCTGATGGAACTGGCCGACCGCAACGCGAACTATGAGGAGCTGCTGCTGCGCGGCGGTGCGTTCAGCCTGGCGGAGCTGGCAGAATACCGCAAAAACAAGCACGAAGAGGGAGGATATTGCAGATGATTACGATTGAACACGGCGAGACCTACGGCTGGGAGGCGGCCGTCCGGGGCATGCGCAACCCCAAGAACTCTTGGAATCGGAGCGATTCTGTATTTGCGGAGGAGTATACGGAGCTTGGCGAAAACGACCTGGAGCTGATGCGGCTGCTGGCGAATGCGGGGCCCGACCACGGAAAGTTCCTGAGAATGATCGGTGTGTCCTGCGATATCACCGGCCCGCTCTACTGGTGGAAGGAGATGGACACCTACAAGGTGGGCACGGTGGCCGATTCCTGCTCGACGATGCACAAGCTTGCGGCGAAGGAATTTGAGCTTTCGGATTTCAGCCACGAGCATTTGACTGACAATTGCCTGATGGCGCTTTCGTGCATCGTAGACATGCTAAACCATCTGCGAAGCTTATATTTAGCATGGGACAGTTTCCCGACGGACCAGCGGGAGCTCTTTGATCCCAATATTCACTGCAAGAAGGATGTATGGTGGCAGATGATCCAGCTGCTTCCTTCCAGCTATAACCAGAAGCGCACCTGGACGGCCAACTATGCGGTGCTGCGCAATATTTACCGCGCCAGAAAGGATCACAAGCTGGACGAGTGGCACATGTTCTGCGACTGGATTGAGCTGCTGCCATATGCCGAGCTGATTACGGGGGAGGAGAAGAAGGGATGAATGAGACTATTGTTATCATCTTCTGCGTTTGGATAACCTTTATGGTTGCTATAATTCCATTAGCCCAGCACATCGAGTTTCTGCATGATTCCCGAAAAGAGGGAAAAGAAACCGATGAAGAAATACGGAGGCGCAATCAATGAATGTCAAAGCTGCATGGAAGCATCTAAAAAACGTTACAAAGCACCGCTGGATTGTGTTCCAGCAGTGCGCGAAGTGCGGATATTTCTGGCAGGGGCTTGTGCACGACCTATCCAAGCTGAGCCGGGCGGAATTTTCCTCGTCGGCGCGATATTTCCAGGGCGACCGGTCGCCCATTGAGGCCGAGAAGGCGGCACAGGGGTATTCCGCGGCGTGGCTCCATCATAAAGGCCGCAACCCCCATCATTGGGAGTACTGGACGGACTTCGACGAATGGGACGGCCATGTCATTGCAAATAAAATCCCATACCGCTATGTCGTGGAGATGGTGTGCGACTGGATTGGCGCAGGGATGGTGTACAGCCAGGCCAAGTGGACGCAGGGCGATCCGCTGGACTATTACAACAAGGTGCGCAAGGGACGACATTTACATGAAGAGACAGAACTCCTGCTTCGTTTCTTCCTTGAAGTGATTAAAGACTATGGATTGGACAAGTTTTATGAGGTTGCCAGATCGGGCAAGCTTCGTTTCTTCTACAACATCGGAAGAATCGAATGTGAACTGGAGGATTGGTTCGAGGAGGAGGATATTCGCGATGGAAAAACTGAAGAATGACCAGTGCTCTAACTGCTGTCATGCCGTGATGTGCAAGTATATCTCGGCGTATGATAGGACGATCGAGGCCCTGAACGAGCATATTTCTGCCCGACGGGCGCTGCACAGTGAGCTGCCGGAGGACTTTCATATCGGAGTATGCTGCCCGTTATTCCTTCCCAGGACCTCCACAGTGCCAAGAGGGTTTGCGAAATGACAAAATTCAGTATTCCCGGCAACAGGACCCCGCCTCCGTGCGGGGCTTTCTGTGCCGATCGGGCGATTGGCTGCCGCGGCGGATGCGAGAAATGGCAGGACTACGAGCAAAAGAAGGCGGCGGAGTATGAGGAGCGGGTGCTCAGGCAGCGGACGATCTACTCTGAGCTTGACACCCGGCGCAACAGCTACGATATTAACCGGAACTTCAAACGCCTGAGCGCTGAAAGGGGGTACGGACATGGCGGACGCAACTTCTCCACTTGATGGGATGCCGCTGCACGAGCTTGTGGCGGTGCTCCAGACCGTTATATTTGAGAAAAAGTGCTGGGGCGTAGGCGGAACGGGCGAGAATTGCGTTTCCTGCCCTTTGAAGGCCCTTAGCAGCTTCGATGAGTGCTGGGGCAGGTGCTGCATCGACGTGCTTTATGACCTCGTAGAACGGCTTTTAACGGCCATTCCGGACGTTGTATATTGCAACGAATGCAAATTCGGTGTATTGGAGGAACGGGACGGAGTGCCATGTGTATACTGCCGCAATGAGCCCATGGCCTGGAACGGCTACTGCGAGAGGGGGAAGAGACGATGAGCGAGGTGGGAGCGAGCCTGACCCGCCGCGATATTCTAAACGCATCCTGGTCGGCAGCTGAGAGCAAATGCAGCGGCGGCTGCTCGGATTGCGCGCTGGCCATCATCGACGGGCCGGAAAAGTGCCCATATTTTCTGCTCAGGCGCTGCGTCAACATGCTGCGCCAGGATGAGGTGACGATGAACGCGCTGATCAAGGGCGCGATCATTCATGTGTGAGGTGGAGTGCATGGAACTGGTAGACCTCTATATTCCCTATAGGCGTCGCAAACGCTGCGGTGTCAGCGTCTTCGCCGGAGATTTTTTCTACCGAAAGAAACGAGGCAGGTGGCGCGGTATTCGGTTCATGTTCTATCTGGAGCGTAAGGATGAGGAGGACGATTGGGTCTTTACGAACTGGTGGTTCCTGACGATTCCGATTAGGAGGGTAGCAAACGAATGAAGGCGGACGATCTGATTAAGCTGCTCCGGTCCTGCGCGGCCACCTCGTGCCCGGCAGAGTGTCCGTATGCGAGTGATCTGGATACCTGCGAGTGCCGCATCATGAACGCAGCGGCCGACGCACTGGAGGACTACAGACGGAAGATCTCCGTGATGATCGGCTTGGTGCTGGATCTGGCGCGGGACGAGGACATTGACGCGCAGGTGGCAGAGCTCTGCGACCCCACGGAATCCCGCGCGCACAGGGTAGCCTGCGACAGGCTGCTGGGCGTCGTGAAGGGGCTGACCGAGGCGCTGATGGAGAAGGGAGAATGAGGATGGAATTTCTATTGTGGCCGACGATATTTCTGCTGCTCGGCGTGCTGGTAACGCTGTGCACGCTTCAGCTGCTGGTGTATCTGGACGGAACGCGGCCCAAACACCGGCGCAGCATATTTGCACCAAAACGGCCAAAATACGAGCCGAAACACGCGATTGGGGGCTATAGCAGGCCCGCGATTGAGTACAGTTACCCAACGGCCATGCAGCCCCTGAAATGCGGCTGGAAGGGAGGAATGAGGCAGGGAAAACATTTGCTTGACAATAGCAAATAATGGCTGTATACTGGTGGAAAAAGAAAGGACGGAAAAGACATGAAAAAGATTCTGTGTGTAGTGCTGATGCTTCTGGTAGTATTCTCGTGCGGGGCGAACGTGGCGAGGGCGGAAGAAACTCCGGACTTCAACATTGACGACATGTTGGAGGAAATCAAGCAATCCGCATATTCCTTGGATGGCGTGAATCTTAAGTATCTTCGCGATGCATGGGAAGAAGTATATGTCGAGCTGAATCTTGCAGTCTATAATAATCTGAGAGACTCCGAAGTGAACGGCCATGCTTTCAAGGGATTTGAAGCGGGGATATATGAAATTGGCAGCAGTCTTCCGGCCGGGCAGTATAAAATCTATATTTGCGAAGTCTCGGAGGATACATGGGAGCCCTTATACAATGGGGAGACTTTCAGCAATACTGCAACCCTCGTTTACGGAAGCAATTATTCGGACAGAACGATGCTCCGTCTCCGTCCGGGAACAATGACAGAGCTTCATTTTACCGACGGAGACGAGGTCATCTTTGTCGGCGGATGGGGCTATTGTGAACGTATTTCTGACTGACTAACCGCCAAACTTCTGCCCAGTTTTATATTCCAAAAAGTGGGCGCTGGCCAGTTTCTGCCCAGTTTTTGTTGAAAAATGGAAGGCCGAAAACGCTGAAAAAGGGCCTCTGCCCAGTTTCTGCCCAGTTTCTGCCCAGTTTTTAAAACAAAAGTGGGCAGCAAAAAACCCAGGAAAATCAAGGGGTTTTCGTGTTTCTGCCCAGTTTCCCAGTTTTTTCTCTTATTTAATACGATAAAAAATTTCAATAAAATAAGAGAAGTAACGAAAAAAACTGGGCAAAGTGGGCAGAGCCTATTTTAATACGAAAGAAGGATGAAAAGACAATGACAAAACGCCCCTTTCCACACAAGTGGTTTACCAATGGCGAGGTGGAGGTTCGCCCGGTAGACATGCAAGAGGAAATACGTGATCGTGCCCGCGATGAGGACGGCGACGCGGTGTGCTGCCCCGACTGCGGCCTGGATGAATTCTACTGGACCGAGGACGGGGAGCTTGTGGTGTGCCTGGACTGCGAAACGGAGATGGATCGGGAGGACTTCTTCAATTATATTGGCGCGAACCCGCCGAGCGGCATGTGTCTTCATTGCACAGGGCATTATCCTCAGTGCAAACGGGATTGTGACGAAGAGGGCGTGACGATTGATCCGGACGATCCGTATTTGGACTGACATGCGTTAAAAACACGCGTGAAAAACAGCCCCTATTATGAGAGAAGAGGTAGAAGCTGCATTTTCAGCTGATGCCTCTTTTTCTTATGCCAAAACGGAGGTTTCAATGAGAACTTACGAGCGAGACTTTCAGGCCGCGCTGATCCGGGAGTTGTATGAACGATTCCCCGGCTGCGTGGTGATGAAGATGGACGCCTCCTACAAGCAGGGGATTCCTGATATTCTGGTGCTTCACAACGACCGCTGGGCGATGCTGGAGTGCAAGAAATCGGCGCGTGCGCATCATCAGCCCAATCAGGATTACTACGTACAGCGGCTGGACGAGCTATCGTTCTGCCGTTTTATTTACCCTGAAAACAAGGAGGAAGTCTTGTATGAACTGGAATCAGCACTCGCGTCTCGTAGGAGCGCACGCGTTCCTGGGTGCGAGTAAATACGCATGGCTCGGATATTCGGATGAGAAGCTGGCCGATGCGTATCGAAACTTCCTGGCCATTGAAAAGGGCACGCGCCTGCATGCCTTTGCGGCCGAATGCATTCGCCTTGGGCAAAAGCTGCCCAAGAGCAACAAAACGCTCAACATGTACGTAAACGACGCCGTGGCCTATCACATGATCCCGGAGCAGGTGTTATATTTCTCGGACAACTGCTTTGGCACGACCGATGCGATCAGCTTTCGAAACGAGGAGCTGCGCATCAGCGATCTGAAGACCGGCGCGACCCCTGCGAAGATGGATCAGCTGAAGATCTACAATGCCCTGTTCTGCCTGGAATACAAGGTAAAACCGACGGACATTCATACGGAGCTTCGCATCTATCAGAACAACCAGATCGTATACGACAATCCGGATCCCAATGATATTTTGCGGATCATGGATCAGATTCCGGAATTTGACCGAATCATCAACGCGATTAAGGATCGGGAGGGCGACGTACAATGAGCAGGCTGAGCGACGAAATCAAGAGCTACATCGGATATTTCCCCAAGAACGAAGAGGACGCCCTGGCGCATTATGGCGTAAGCAAGCGCGACGGTGCTCCCGGACGCGGCAGCGGACGCTATCCTCTGGGCAGCGGCGACGACCCGTATCAGCATTCCATCGACTTTATCCAGCGCTACCGCAGCATGAAGGCCATTGCCAAGGACGAGAAGGAGCTGGCGCGGCTGATGGGGTGCTCAAGCACGGGCTCGCTGCGCCGTCAGTATTCCAATGCGCTCTCCAATCAGCGTTTGGCGGATATTTCGCAGGCCAAGGCGCTGCGGGATGAGGGCTTGAGCTATACGGAGATCGGAAAGCGCATGGGCGGCATCAACGAAAGCTCGGTGCGATCGCTCCTGAACTCCAAGGCCGAGGGCCGCACCAAAGCGTCTAAAGCAACGGCGGAATTCCTGAAGGATCAGATCCACGAAAAGGGAATGATCGACGTTGGCACGGGCATTGAGCGCGAGCTTGGGATTTCCGGCACGAAGCTGGACACGGCCCTTGATATTCTGCAAAGCGAAGGCTACAAGGTATACAACATGCGCGTGCAGCAGGTGACCAATCCTGATCGGTTTACGACTGTGCGCGTGGCTTGCCCGCCCGGCACCGAGTATCGGGAAATCTACGATCTGAACAAAATCCAGACCGTGACGGATTACACGGCGCGCGAGGGCAAGGACGGCAATGATATTTTCGAGAAGGCCTTCGTCTATCCCAAATCCATGGATTCCTCGCGCATGCAGGTGCGATACGCTGAGGATGGCGGATTGGAGCGCGACGGCACGGTGGAGATTCGCCGCGGCGTGAAAGATCTGAGCCTGGGCGAAAGCAACTATGCACAGGTGCGCATTCTGGTTGACGGAACGCATTACATCAAGGGCATGGCTGTATATTCGGACGATCTGCCCAAGGGCGTGGACGTGATGTTCAACACGAATAAGCACAAGGGAACGCCGCTGGAAAAGGTGCTCAAGCCCATCAAGGATGACCCTGACAATCCCTTTGGTTCTCTGATTAAGGAAAAGGGAGGCCAGAGCTACTATACCGATGAGAACGGCAACCGGCAGCTGAGCCTAATCAATAAGCGTGCCGAAGAAGGCGATTGGGGAAGCTGGAGCGACAGCCTGCCGAGCCAGTTCCTGAGCAAGCAGCCGATCTCGCTGATTCGAAAGCAGCTTGATATTTCAATCGGAAATAAGAAGCAGGAGCTGGCCGAGATTGCGGCGCTGACGAACCCGACGATTAAGCGGGAATTGCTCAACGATTTCGCGTCCTCTTGTGATTCGACGGCGGTGCATCTGGAAGCGGCTGCGCTGCCGAGACAAAAGTATCGCGTGATATTGCCTGTGCCGTCGCTGAAGGATAACGAGGTGTACGCGCCAAGCTATCAGGACGGTGAAACGGTGGCGCTGATTCGCTATCCGCATGGCGGCACGTTTGAGATCCCGATCCTGAAAGTGAACAATCGCCAGGCGGATGCAAAGAAGGTGCTGGGAAGCACGCCTCTGGATGCGATTGGCATCAACAGCCATGTTGCAGAGCGGCTGAGCGGCGCGGACTTTGACGGCGACACCGTGATGGTGATCCCGTGCAACTCGAACAGCAGCAAGGTGCGTATTACGAGCAAGCCGCCGCTGAAGGGGCTGGAGGGATTTGACCCAAAGACGGAGTATCCTGAGCGCGAAGGCATGACCTATATGCGTTATACCAATAAGAAGGGCAAGCTGATTGATAATACGCAGAAGCAAATGGGAGAGATCAGCAACCTGATTACGGACATGACGCTCAAGGGTGCTGGAGAGGACGAACTGGCGCGTGCTGTTCGTCACAGCATGGTCGTCATCGACGCGGGCAAGCACAAGCTGGATTACAAGGCCAGCGAGAAGGACAACCGCATCGATGAGCTGAAGCGCTTATATCAAGCCCGCTATGACGAGGACGGAAAGTACCACGAAGGCGGCGCGTCTACGCTGATTAGCCGTGCTAGCGGAGATAAGCAGGTGCTCAAGCGCAAGGGCCAGCCCAAGATCGACAAGGACACCGGCGAATTGATATTTAGGGAGGTTCGCGAGGAGTACACCGATCCAAAGACGGGGCAGATTCGGGTTCGCACGCAGAAGAGCAGTCAGATGGCTGAGACCAAGGATGCGCATACGCTGAGTAGCGGCACCCGGAAGGAAGATATTTATGCAGACTATGCGAACGCGAACAAGGCACTGGCCAACGAGGCGCGCAAGATGATGGCAAACACGGGACGCATGAAGTATCACAGCAGCGCCGCGGATACTTACGCCACCGAGGTGGCCCATCTGAACGCACAGCTGAACACGGCGGAGATGAACGCGCCACGTGAGCGCAAGGCGCAGATGCTGGCGAACGTGATCGTGAAGGCCAAAACCATGGATAATCCGAACCTGACGGCTGGCGAAAAGAAGAAGATTGGTCAGCAGGCGCTGAGCCAGTCCCGAATCAGGGTGGGTGCCAAGCGCTATCCCATTGATATTTCGGATCGTGAGTGGGAAGCCATCCAGGCAGGGGCCATCAGCGACACGAAGCTGCAAAAGATATTCAAGTACACGGACACGGACGTCATCCGGAAACGTGCAACGCCCAGAACACAGCGTGGGCTGACGCCGTCGCAGCAATCCCGCATCAAAGCCATGGCAAACTATGGATATACGATCGACGAAATCGCCAAACAAATGGATATTTCGACGAGCACCGTATCCAATTACATCAAATGAAAGGGGTGAACGGAATGACGAGCAACTATGCGCTGAGCACCATTGATAATCCGTACAATCCGTTCACGCAATTCGGTGAATGGTTTGTCTATGACGTGACGAACGGTTACAATAGCTGTGGATATTTGGCAAGGATCGCTCATACGTCGGACGCGCTCTCTGAAGAGGAGAACGAGGAAGAGGTTGAACGTGCAATTGATGAGATTGTGGCGATCGATCCGTTTGGAATCTATCGAAAAGTAGATATAAACAGCCAATTTAATATATAAAAATATAAAATAACGGCTTATAGGAGGTGAAAAGCCCATAGAGGGGGGTCTTCGCGACACATACCCCCCATCCCGAT